GCATGGTTACTTGCACAGTTTTTGTTGTATTGGCAGTAGGAGCATTAACAGTAGAGATACCGAAAACAATATAAGGAGTTAGAGTAGAAATGCTTATGTTTGTCCAATCAGTTGGGAGAGTGTTGTAAATAAAGTAATCCCCAAGAGTAGGAGTAACTACTTCAAACTTTACTATATAGTTATTTGTAGTTTCCCCTAAATCAGGGAGCCAGAAACCAAAGAAATCTTTAATAGCCCTGAACATATCAGTGTAAGTAGATTGGTTGATATGCATGATATTAGGGGAAGGTGAACCTACACTCCATGTCCCATTTTGATGGAAACAGGCCATGAGTACAGTAACCCTGGAGTTACTAACTAAGGTTGGAGGGTTATTGTATAAAGCTCTCGCATAGAACTCTTGATTATCTATCCTAGTAATATCACTGTCTGAATAATAATGAGGAACTATCTTAGGACCTGTTAAGGATAATTTATAGATGAAAGAAGAAGAATGTACATTCCTTACTTCAAAGATATTTTCACATGTTGATTCAGGGTATTGGTAGCAAATTCTCCTATTTGGTGGAATAGGATAGTGTTCCAATTTTATATGATGTTCTTGAGAAAAATCTAAACTACTGAGACCTAATGCATCAGGGTAGGTAATCTTTTTAAGAGTTGGGGGATAAACAGATAAGCTATTGAAAGTAGGAAGGTGGAATACATTTAAAGCCAATAAGTTATTAGTATTAACCCATTTGTTTGTACCCACAAGACTTGCCACAGAGCTTACGGGCAAACTAGAGTAATGGGTACATACTCTGGATTCCATTACTTGATTCTGATAGTTATTCCCTGAGTTACTGAATTCTAAAATGTATACTTGGGTAAGTCCCATAGCAACACTATCTTCTACAGGGTCTTTTTGATGAATCAAGTACAATGTACCTTCCGCACTAAAGGTATAGTTATCAGTATTTTGATCTACTACTTCAAACTTAGAATATTCGTTAACAGTTTTATTCAAGGAGCCTGAAAGGGTCTTATGGTATAACTTATACGCACATATTTTAAGATTATCAATAGTAGGAGTAGTAGGGAAAGGAGTAAAGAGATATGGTGCAGGAATACCTGCATTCAAAAACGAATTAAGGTTCCTAGAAACAAAAGGAGTTTTTGAAGTGTGCCTATGCAGTAGAACAGGGAAGTTTTTATACAGAAATTCCCTAAACTTTTCATGAGTTTCTTCCGTAGAGTACGCGTAAATAAAAATGCCGCAGCATTGTACAAGAGAATAGGGGGTATAATTAGACTTAAACTTAAGTTGGTAGGGGTCACAATGCCCAAGTGCGTACACCAAAGTAGAAGGCACAATCAAGAACATATTATTATTACTCAAGGCAGGAACTAGAGTGCCCGAAGATACAATACCTACTTTTGGTAATATAGTATTTAATGGAGCATAAGATAGTAAATTAGGGATAGAAGTAGTAAGTTTTACTTCAGTAGATGAGTCATTATATAACTCTACTGCATCAGCATATTGCGTATATATATTAGGTAGATTAGCTATAGCAACAAAAGCCGTAAATGTCTGAGAAGCCATATCCAACCTGAGATTAAGAGTTAGGTTAATATTATTATTCGTAGAGAGGCTGGGTATAGTGTATTCCCCCGTAAACGTGGAAGAGGAATAGTTAGGTGTAAAGTGTACAGGAGAAATTTTAACAACAGACGTTGAATGTTGATTACCCATTAGTATTCTTAATGGGTAAATTTTTATATTATTCTTACTTAAGAATTTAGGAATTACGTTCAGACCTGCCAGATTGAAGTGTGAGAAATGAGATGAAGGAGGGGCATTAAGATTATAATTAGATACTGGACCCCATGTCTTAACAATCTCCTCTGTACCACCATATGGGGGTAAATTTTGTAAATTAACTACATAACTAGAATCAAAATTGTATTTAGTAAATTCTTCAATATTTGGGATTATTTCTTCTAATGTTGAAACAGATAGTTCCTTATACAGAAAGAAAGGAGAAAAGGAGTACTCAATATCCTCTAAAGTATTCGGTAGAGTGAAAGTATAGTAATACTCATCCTTTAGAGGTGTTATAAGAGGCAAATTACTTTCTTTTGTAGTGATTAAGCTAAATTTAAATAACTTATCCCCAACACGACTTAAAACGAAATCATACAAAAACCTTTGAAATTTAAATCTTAAACTATAATCCCCTAAGGGGATGGGATAGAAATCAATAAAATTTGTTAAGTTAATAGGTTTATTAGGTAAATCTTTACTTATAGAATCACTTAGGGTGTATGGGACTTCTCCATAGATTTCTTTACTTCTGATTTGGGTAGGAAGAGCGTAACCATTTACTTGTGTGAACCCATTATTGCTAGGGTTAGCCCTAAAAGGAAACACATTTGAGTACTTAGTACTAAAGTATTGAGATGAGTTAGCAGAAGTGTTGGTATGCATTCTAACTTTTCTGTCAGGTTCCTCTTCATCTATTATGTTTTGTAGGGTAGCACTCCCATTATCCAAGTATTCAAATAAGGGCATATCATATTCATTGCCCTCCCAATCCCTGAACTTAATGATGATATTATCTGACATTGCTTCTCTCCCCCTTAAGCACATCCAGTTCTGACTTCAATTCTTGAACTGCTTTGACCAACAAAGGGATAAGTTGAACCATGTTCAAACTCTTTACATTACTTACCCCCATCTGGTCACATTCATCTACAAGATTGGGTAAGATTTCTTCCACTTCTTCTGCAATGAACCCTAATTGCTCTTTGTCTGTTGCATAGTCAAGACTGTATTTAAAACTCACAGGACGGAGAGCTTCAATAGTAGAGAAAGAGAATGGCATATCCTTAATGTCTTTCTTAATCTTCTTTGAGCTAAGAACAACATTACCCAATGCAGTTAGAACCCTTGCAGAGAAAACGCCTGAAGTAGAGAGAGAGGCCAAGAAATCAGTATTACTTGAGTTAATTGGCTGACTTAAGTCAGATGCTTTAAGCCATTCAAGACTTCTTTGAGTGTAGGCAGAATTAGTAGTTACTATGTATGAGTGATTACTCCCCTGATCTCTGATCTTGTAAGCAGTACTTTTATTAAAATTAACAGAACCTGAGACAAAGGTATCTATTTCCCAAGTAAGTGCTCCTGTCATAGTATCCCCTGCTTTCTTTACCAATGCAGAAGTATCTATTGAGCCTGTAGCAGAATCCAATTGAGCCTTGGTGACAGCCTGGTGTGGTTCAGTAGCAGGAGCTACATTGGATATCTTCCTCTTGATTGAGGGACTACCCACAGAGATTCCATTAGCTTCAAAGGATTGACTGGCATGTCCAATAGCAACCCCCTTACTATGAGTTACTGTACTCTGGGCTCCTAAAGCTACCCCCAGTTCTGCTGTGGTTTCTGCTCTATTAGCGGCAGTAGGAACACCAAACCTGTCAGTAGCTGAACCCCCAGTAAGATGCAGATAAGGTGAATGTGCTATATAGGTATTTACATAGAGAGCTCCACCCACAGCCTGTAAGGCATTAGTAGCTGCCCCATTATTAGGGGCTAACTTAACATTGCCTTTAAGCTTGGATGTTGAACTCCCATTACCTGTAAACTCCACCGTACCAGCAGGGTCCACAGATAGATCAAGATACAGGCCATTGCTATCTGTTTTGAGTGCACCTGTGGAATGGGTTTTAACTATCCCCTTCAGAGGGTCTGCTTGAGTCCCCTTACCTGTTAAATCAATTGAAGTAGTATCAGAGTAGTAGAGCCGGGTCAACAAGCTATTAGATGTGATTGTATTGAGGTTCCAGCTATCACTCGATAGATTCAGAGCCAATACAGTGTTGTTGTTAATCTTATGAATAGGAGCCGCTACAGGAATCTTATTTGCTACGGTTCCTGCTTTAGCTGTAATCCCTGCTGAACCTACAGAGAGCATGTTATCAGCAGCAGGGTCAAGCTTCACTTCTCCCTTCAACTTACTTCCTGTTGAACCGTTACCAGCCAAAGTAACTGAATTGCTGTTCTCTGTAATAACTTCCCCTTTAATCCCTGAAGCTTGAACCGAAAGTAGATTATTGCCTGTAGCAAGCTTCAACTTCAGATTATCACTCCCATCCAACTCCAATGGGTTCACAGGAGTAAAGTTAACTCCCCCAGAACTGATAGAAGAACCATCTACCAATACCCCATTCAAACCCACTTGAATGATGTTATTAGGGTTAGGGTCTACCCTAAGACTCACTACCTTATTGTTATTAACATTAATAGAATTAGAAGGCAGAACCGGAGTCCAGTTAGGGTCAAACACCAGGTTCAGCAGATCAAGGAGATCAGGCAAGTTAGCATGAATATCCAACAATGCTCCTTCATGCTGATAGATCGCATTCAGGGCCGTAAGGTTGTTATAGATACTATCCAGCTTGGTTTGATTGCTGTTAATAACCTCTAGCACAGGCAGCTTAGAATGCACAGTACTAATAATAGGCAACTTGGCATGAACCTCTACCAGTTTGCTCATATTGGCGAACAAGGTATCCATCACTGCAATCTTTCCATGCAAATCTTCCAGCTTAGGAAGTTTGTCATAGAGAGCATTCAGCTTGCTCAAATCATCAAAGATAGCCTGAAGTTCTGGCAACTTACCATACAGAGCGACCAGTTCAGTCTTGATACTTTCAAGAGAGATAATCTCTGCAATATGGTCATACAGAACTTGGAACTTAGTCAGATTGTTGTAGAGAGCAATGAACTTATCTTTCTCATTGTAAAGCGTATACCACTTATCTCTCTCTGCATACAAATGCAAGAACTTCTGAAGATGTGTATGAAGCTCCATGAACTCATTTAGATGAGCCCACAAGTCCATCAACTCAGGGAGCTTTCCATGAATCTCCATCAGTTGAATCAACTTCTTGGAAATCTCTACCAGATGTTGGATTGAACCAGCTACCTTTACAATCTCATTGAGATGTTCATGTACATCAAAGATGGTCTGACTGTTATCAGATACATGCTTAATGATATGCATGTTGGCAGCTACAAACTTCACAGTCTGATAGCTTGCTCCCAGTACCTTATCAACTACAAAGGTTTCACTGGTTCCGTAGGGGTAAGTTACTGTAGGCATTATATCCAACCTCTAGAAGTAAATTTATCGGGGGTATTGAGTTTAGAACTCTTAACAGTATCTTCCTCAAGAGCAGCTTTACACTCTTCAAGGAATAACTGATAGTAGTCTCTGCTCCTTTGTACAGATGTCTCTGTATTCATGGAGCCGTAGAGCCTATGGGAAAGATAATGCATAAAGGCAATATGCAGAACCTCGGGTAATTCGATCTTCTGATCTAAGTCAGTCAACTTCAATGTATCGCTGACAATCAACTCTGGATGTCTTGCTTGATAACACACATAAAGTAAATCTCCATCCAATGGGACAGGGATTCTAAGTACATTGTATTGAATGGTGAAGATGCTGTTCGGGTTCATATCTTCATTCAATGGAACCCATCTCTGACTTGAGTCTACTACCTTCAATACCTTCAACAGATCGTCCTTGTATGGCTCTGTAAGACTGTCCTTGATGTACCCTGGGGTACCACTACCTGCTACGTACTGGCTCTCTGCATAAAGGCTTAGAAGCGGGTAATCAGTCCTATGTGCTATCTGCTCAAGAAGCAGAACCTTCTCATTCAGGTTGTATCGGGTATACAGAGTCAGTAGTCCCTCATTCATCAAAGAGACCATCTTCCGTACATCTTTCCAATCAACCTGTCCCAACCCATCTTGACCCAGTTCAAGATTACTGAACTCGATCAGAGAGAGTCTCTGGAACCACTGGGTTAGAGTCATGCTCATACTATGTAGCTCTCATAGCCTGTCTGGCCTGTTCTCTGTTCATGTGTATGGTCATCCCATAAGGGGGATTGAGGAGTGCTGATTGTAGTAGGTTCTGCTGAGCCTACTGGGTTCCAAGGGTCTAAGTCACTTAGCATTGAGATCGTATCAAGGCAGTCATCTTTGCCTTTAATCCCGCTATGAGTGACTAGTCTCAATTCTTGTAGGAACTCTCCTACTACGATGGAACCCTGCATCTCCTGAGGGAACTTGATCTTTCCCTGCTTGAACAGGGGAACAACCCGATTGAACCGTGAGAGCTTATCCTTCACTGGTCTTATCCCTGGTGTTGTCTTGTTAGGGCTGTTACTGGCGAAGTTAAACCAGATATCCCTTTGTGCCATCTCTTTCTGAATCCACTGTATGAACCCTCCTTGTTGCCCTGCAATCTCTATTCCTACTTGCTGAGGCTCATATTCAGTGACCAGATTAAACAGGCTTTCTATTGTCCTGTCAAGTGTTTGTCTTTTACATATCCCATCTACCCAGTACCAATTCTTGTCTCCTCCATACGCCCAAACAGAAATCACATTGAAATCTGCTGATTGTCTGGCACTCACTGCAAAGTCAGTGGTGATATAGAAATTGTACTTCTCTCTCTGGCTCAATAGAGCCTGTCTGCTATAGAACCCGATCTCTGCTTCCTGTATGAGTCTATCTTCATCATTGCTTAACCTAAGCATTAACTCCTGATAGAAAGCATCTGTCTTCCCTGTTGCTACAGCTAAATCATATTGATCTTGGATGTAATCATAACTGAACCTGTCTTCCCAAGCTCCTCTGAATTCCTCCCTAGGACAAGGGAACTTTTCACAGACAGGCCATACGTTAATGTTCCAACCTCCACTCTCTACTGCTTCTACCAATACATCATCCTTATTGAATGGGGTTCCATTAAAGATGACCTTCCTCTTGGTAGGGTCCAATGCATGATTGACTCCTTTATATACAGTGTCCCTAATGAGATTCATTGTGACTTTGCTCCTTGCCATCTCATCACTGACCAGATCATCCAGAATCGCTATAACAGGTCTCTTCCCGTATATCTTGGTTCCTCGTAGCCCTGTTGTTGCACCAAACAACCTCACTCCTAATTGATGTCCTGCTTTGTTCTTGAACTCAAGCATTCCATCTGTGAACTTAGCTTCTGGTATCCATTCCTGCAAGAAATCACTTTCATTGAACCGGAACTCAATGTTCTTCCTTGCACTCTTGGCTCCGTTATCCATTGAGTCTGATATGTACAGAACCCCATGAACCTTGCCTAGATGAGGCCATTCTCCAAACATTGCCAAATAAAGAACCAGGTACTCCATAAATAATGTGGTCTTCCCTGAACCACGGAAGCAGAGATTTGCTACATAGTTTCTATCTTCAACCAGCTTGTCAATCATCCTAAGGTGCATGGGTGGAGTTTTATTTCCTTCTTTCCTATGCCCATTCACTAACTTAATGAAGTTCATGAACTTCAATGACTCCTGATAAGGAGTATATTTATTACTGTTCAACCAAGCATAATCCACATCATCTAAATGATGATGAAGGCTTTTCTTCTCCTTTTTTAAGGTAGCTTTCTTATCACTCTCTTTCATTGCTCCCATATCAAGAAACCTCTATATCTGTAATATCTTTCACAGGGGTTCCTTCAATAATACTCTTCCTCTGGTTCATAGCCAGTGAATCCAGCATCTCTTTAATCTCATTGAGCCCTGAGGTTTCATTCACTTCAATCTGAACCTGTGGAACTCCTTTCTCTGGTTTAGCCAAATGAGTCATCAAACTGTCTGCTGCCTTCTGTCTTACAGTCTCACTATGTGCATTTCTCATCAAGTCTAGCTGTGTATCCACTGCCTCCTGATAAGCCCCATGATTCCTAATCCAACTCGGGATAATGGAATGCTCCATCAGCTTCACTACAAGCCTAGAGTTAGCATATGCCTTGGCTCTCTGTGGAACCCCTCTGGCTCCAAACTGGTCACTGTACTTGTACGCCAGTTCAGGGAATACCTCTGACCATGCCTCCTTGTTGTTCATTCCCTGAAGCCTGAACGTCACAAAGGCTGTAGCCTTGACCAGTTCATCTAGCCTGATTCCATCTCCTTCTTCTATCAGCTTGACGTTCTGTGCTACCTGTCTCTTAAGCTCTGCATCCCCATTCAGCATCCCTACCACCTTCTCATAGGTCTCCTGTGTGGTGTAGTCCCTGATGTGCTTAGGAAGGCTCCCCTTCAGCTTGTCTAAGGTCAGCTCCTCTGCTGTGTAGAGTGCTCTGGATGGGTGAATCTTCTTCATTGTCATTGTTGTAGCCACATTAAATAAGGGGAATGTCAGATTTTTACACGATTTACTTAAAAAAGTGTAACACACCCCTTGACTAACCCTTTTGGTTTACGTTACCCTCTGGCTTCCTCTTATTGGGCCGACACTTGGCGAAAGGCTATGAGACCCAATAAGCACATCCAGAAGTTCATCTTTGGGTGAGGGTAGGATGGATACCTACGAGGACAGAACCCTTCAGGTTATCTATGTTGTCTTCTCAACAATGTAGATAGAAGGGGGACAGCTTATCTGAGGATAAACCGTGACCTTGGCTAATATTTAGGTGAACCAAGGTGAGGAATCCTTAGGGTAAGGGCTGAGTGTTGTGGTCAAGCCTCCTGGCATCTCTTCTATAGTTCATAGGGATGCTGACCTAGCCTAGGGTACACATGGCTAGGGGAGGAGTCCAAGTTTGAGGGGCGTAGGATACACAAGAGCAGGTTTGCACCTAAATTCTTGACCCAAGATAACCTAAGGAGCCATTGCCAACAAATATCGAGAACGGCGGTTTTAAGGGGTGAGAGTGTAGGGCTAGGAGACACTACCTTACATTGAGGGTGGGTACCATGTACTTATCGCTCACGTTTGTGAAAAGCTTATCCCTTCTGACTACCGTGGGCATCCTCTGGACTATGTGCTTAGAAGAGCACTGCTTTATAAAGATGAGGATGCACCCTCCTACTAATCAATACGGGAAGGGGGGATAGCTAGGAAGCACCTTATGTTGTGGTGTCCAAGTAGGGCATTGCCTCATAGGGAATATGAATGGCTAACCACTTATCTACGTTTCCCCGGATTCCTCTTGTAAGGGCTGGGTCTGCTAAGTAACAGTCATAACGCGAAACCATTGATGTACCCCGGAGCTTATCAGCATTGCCGGTAAATATTTCACAAACACCCATCTATTGTGAGATGGGGTGTTCTTTCACAATTCAGGCAACAGTCCACAGAGTAGAGTCACCTAATCTTATCTTTTGGTCTCTTCTGTCTCTCTTTCAGTAGACTCCACGTGCTTTGGTTCCTCCAAACAGGCTGGAAGTAACGGTTCTAGATCGGTAGTTAGAGCAAGAGGCAGTACAATCATTAGAGGATAGTTGTGTCTAAAATTCAGAAAAAAGGGAAAATAGGTATGTGTTTCCCTCCCCATGAATTTTAAAAAACCCTACTAACAGCTAAAAAGAGGCAACTACAAGTCCCTCTTTATTTTGTTGCCTGTAATTTGTAAATGTACTGAGTGTACTAACAATAGAAACATCCCTATACCTAAACCATAAGAACCCCATGAGCTTTTGCTGATGGGGTTTTGTTTTGGAAGAGCCTTTATTTACTGTATATACGTATATATAAATATAAATATATCAGTAAGAATAAAAAGCTTATCAATCATCAATCAATCAGATGGAGTGTTGACATGAACGCAAAGCTACAAGATCGTTACTACCCAATCCCTGGAGACATCATCTCCTTCAGGGAACCAGCATTCAATAAAGACTATGCTTACATGACCTCCCCTAAACGCAGAGGTAAGAGATTCAAGGCAGGAGTCAGATACATCAAGGCTAAGATCATCAAAGAGTCATGGTCGCCTTCTACAGGGACTAGAACCCTATCCTTACAACGTATCTCTGCTTCAGGGTTCCTAGCTAAAGAAATCCTGTTCACCTTCACCAGGTACCATTCCTCCCTATTCCGTAAAGGAAGCCATCTCACTCATGAAGGATGGTCTGGGGATGTGAGTAGAGATGAGATGTTGAAACACTTTCTCTTCTATAAAGAGAAAGGAGATCAGGAGTTCTTTAAGAGAACAGGAACCAGGAGACGTCAAAGGAGAAGCACTACCACTGTCTATAAGAACAGTAAACCAAAGAAAAAACATCAGAAGAACACCCCAACTTACCAACAACCTACCGCTATCAAACCTAACCCCATTCCTCCTGTCGCCATTAAACCCCCTCAGGAGCTCAATACAGAACAGGATATTGAGTTTGCTTCATTAGATGAGATAAAAGCCAATACCTTCCACTTCCCTGATTCTGGTTCAATTCCTGAAGGTTATGTACGGTTACGAGGAACTCTAAGATATGCTCCTCCTTCCTTCTTGCATAAGATTCCTCCTCACCTCCTCCCAGAGAACATAAGAGCCTAAGTCGTATGAACCTAAGACCTTATCAACTTATCTGGATGATTCCCTTAGGACTTATCCATAAAGGATTAAGTAAACTTAGAGACCTATTCCTTTATCTATTTAAGAAAGAGCAATGACTAACCAATCTTTACCTAACTCTGCTTTTGCTGGAACCGGGAAGAATAGTAAGAAAGTAAAGAACGTTACCCATATGTTCCTTAACTCCCCTTACTACCAAAAACCCACTTCCATCAAACCCAGAGACATTATCAGGTTCACCCATAGCCACCCTCTGGCTCCTATCCCTATCCTGGTTCAAGCAGAGGTTGTCCAACAAGAAGAAGATACCCTTACCTTACTGGTTCAATTCTCTTCAAGAAAGGACCTCTACTATGCCGGTAAGAGATTAACCAGAACCTTACCTTCATTGGTCTCCAGTCAATACGTTAAGCTCATCAGGAAATGATATGACTTATCCTCAATTCATTGAACCGGGAACCAGTGAAGATAAGAGTAAGGATAAACTCAAATCCATACTTCCCTATGGGTTCAAAAGAGCTAATTCATTCAAACAAGGAGATACCATCATGTATCAAGAAAGATACAGAGACAAGGATATCTGGCTCAGGGTTCAAGTCATTAAAGAGATAAGGGATTCTCTTTACCATCTCCGTATCCTTCATTCCTCCCACCCTCATACCTTCCCTAAACAAACATTCGTTATCGCTCATCTAGATGACATCACAGATAAGCCCTTCTATAAGAAACCAGATTGAACCTAGTAAGAGCAGAGATTACCTATACTCCATTAAACCGGGATATCCAAACTATCCCTTTAACCCTATTGGAACCAGTGAGAGTAAGCAGACGGTATTGGGGAATACGGATTGCTTACTCCTCTGGTTCCTTCTTTATGTTTCTCTTCTTTATCTGCCCTTCTTTATCTACCCTTCAGGAGTCATATCATGTCTATCCTTATCATCATTGCTCTATCTATCTTTGTGGCTTTCTTGTTCAAAGGTAGATACCCATTCAATAACCTCAGTAACAAGAAAAGGAAAAAGAAATGAAGCTCTCTATCTTTCTCCTAGGGTTCGTTATTGGATGGGCGATAGCTCGTATCTATAAACCTTGAACCTAGAAGAGCAGGATATGTTCTCTGATCTTTCTCTCTTATTCCTAGGGTTCCTATCAGGATTAACCATCTCCCTCTATTGGTACAGTCGATGAGATTGGACCTACCCTCCTATCAACCCTATTGAACTTGCTCTCATTGAACCCTTTGGAACCAGGTTCTATCAACATATACCCTCCTATCTAACCCATTGGAACCTAACCCAATGGAACCAGGGAATGTAAGAGATATCTCTTATATCTCCCTTATCTCTTATATCCCTTATATCTCATTGAACCGGGATTGAATGACTAAGATCATCATTCCTTCCTTCACTGGTTCATATCTTTACTGGTTCATATCTCTTATCCCTACTGGCTCCTCCCATATAGATATATCTATATAGTCATTCATTCCCGGCTTATGAGATAGAGATAAAGATAGAGATATCCTTCTATCTCATTCCGCCCCTTATATACCTATATAGAGTTATAAGTTTTTATATCTTCATTTCTTTACTCTCCCTTGGTTCATTGCTTTTATAACTGCAAGATTTCTATAGTAGGGAACACCTACGCTTCGCTGCGCTACGCTTCGGTGTTCCCTACTCTATAAATCATTTGTCATAACGCAATGAACCAAGGGAGATATAGAGTGAGGATGGGGTGAGTAATAAGGTTATATGTTTAATACCTAATCTGGTTCTCTAATACCCTTAGTATTATTATTATCACTTAGGTAATTATCTTTGGTAATTTGGTATTTAAATATAATACTATTGGGGTAATTTTACTGTTCTTTTTTTTTTTTTTAATTTTAATTTTAATTTTAATTTTAATTTTAATTTGGGGGGGTCAGTTATTTATAACTACACACCTAAAACATACCCCCCCTATGTTCCACGTGAAACATAGATAACCACCCCCTTTAATTACCCTTAGAGATTAATGTCCGGTTAACTCGCTATCGCTCGTTCCCCGTCCATTTGGCCTAATGTTGGGTCGTTATTTTCTTGGAGTTAGTCATGAGCCGTACGTTAGTTACCAGTGATAAGGGCTTCATCCCTGCTGATTTCTTTATTAATATCAAGGTCAGGTTCGGGAATGGAGGTCTCAAGACCCTCGGAGGGATACCTTTATCAGCAAAATCAACAGGTTTGGCCAAGGCTATCTGGCTAAGAGCAATGGAAGATGAGGACTTAACCCTCGCCCAACCTACTGAATTTACTGTAGAACTCCGAAGTGCAGAAGCAGATGACGGAGACTATGGAGACTTTGCATCCTAACTCCCAATGCCCCAAGGAAGGGGCTCTACTGCTTTATTTTACCCACAAAATACCTTACAAACCAATCACATAGGAACTTACCATGTCCATTTCACGTATCTTCACCTCCTTAGCCGTCACTGTAGACTCACTTTCCTCAGTGATTTCAACAGGTTCAACCCTCATTGACCAAGAGTTCCAAGCCCTCAAGGAGTCCAGACGAGCAAGTCATGCAGCTTCCTATCTCTTTGAAACTAAAGACAAGTTCAGTAACGGAGCCAGTAACTCAGCCATCACCCACCTAATGAACGAAACAAGATGCTCCAAGAAAGGAGAGAAAACACTTAAGAAATACAATGACTTATACGAAGAAGGACTGCAATACTGGTCTGACATGAACCAGGAATAGAGGAACAAAGAGACCTGAAGGACCAGGTCTCTACCCTTTTTACCTACAACATACCTATCCCTGGTTCCCAATAGCCCTTAAACGCTCTCTAACGCTCTCTAACCAACACCTACCCATTCACTGGGACTACCCTAGCTCTCTATCTAGGCTATCCCTTACAACCTCATCTAGGAGCCTTTATGACTATTCATCCCTTAAGAGAGAGTGAAGTACGACCTTACCTGTACAATCACTATGAACCCAAGCTGAATACCTTAGATAAACATGAGATAAAACAAGCACTTAAGCTAATCAAACAACTATGGTTAAGTGCATTGAGGGTAGAGACAGTCCTGAACATGCTAGGACATATGGACGAACCAGATGTATTCCTTACCCGCCTTATGAATACCCAAGTCATTGGTTTAGAAAGAGATTATCTCTACCTCATTGAACCACCCAAGAAGGTATTGATAGTCCATGACGAACCTTGGAAAGAGAGTTATATAAACTCCCGCCCTAATGAAATGACCAACCAACCTCATCAAGTGACTGATAAATGCCCTGAAGTACTCTCTATGTCATCTGCAACCAGACTGTCCTTACACCCACTAATTCGACACAAAATACTCAAGGAAAGTAAATGGAAGAAGTCCTACGGACAGATTGAGTCTTGGATGATGAAGGAGACAGTGAAGGACTATGAAAGAGAAAACGTGACTACCTTCACAATGAACCACTACCTTGATGTGAGAGGTAGGCAGTACTGTGATGGATGGACTGTGAACTACCAAGGAGATTCATTACATAAAGCACTGGTTCAATTTGGGTAGAAGTATTCACTCTCCCTGGTTCCAATAGGTACGGTTCCAATAGTTGTATTCATGAACCCCGATTGAGGGGTTTTATTATTTATATAAAGAGAGAAAAGAAATGAATATGAAGATTAAGATCAAGACTGGATATGATGCATTTGGGAATCCTTTGGCTGAATACAAAAGTAAAGACCATGTAATGAAAGCACGTAAAGGAGTACAGGAGTTAATGATCTATGGCATTGAGGAAGCAGATCACAGGGAGGTATTTGAAGTCAGTGAAGATAAGTTAACAAAGAGACTGATGATAATGATGATGGAACCGGGATTGAAGACAGTAATGGCTAATGTCCTGTTCAATAACCCGAGTTCAAATGGAAAGGCTTATTGCTTTCGTGACGACAAAGATATCTTTTGGGTTCAAGGAGGAGATACATTGGTTTCTCTTGAAGATAGGAGAAAGAAATGAAGATGAGTCTGTTTAGTGAAGAAGATTACTGCCATATCCAGATAGCCAATAGCTTTGGATTGGATAAGGAATCATGGATAGATAGGCTTCTCTGGGTTCAAGAGAATAAAGAGAACCTGGAAAGATATACAACTGAAGCTGAAGAACCAGAGTTATATGAAGTTGCTGTATGGAATTACAGGAATAGGAATAAGGATGGAATAGTGCAATTGGATGCAACAGCATCTGGGTTACAGCTAATGAGTTGTATCTCTCATGACATCAAGACTGCTGAATGGACTAACTTACTAGGAGGTAAGAGATATGATGTATATACAGAGTTATATGACAAGATGGAGTTATGTAAGGAGAAAGGAATCAAAAGGAAAGACATTAAGAAAGCTGTAATGACTGCATTCTATGGAAGTCAAGCAACTCCTTCACGCATACTGGTTCAGAAGGATTTACAACATGAGTTCTATCAGGTTCTAAGAGAGCACTGTAAGGAACCTTGGTATATGAACCAGCTATTACAGGCATCATGGAATAGAAAGACAGACAGACATGAATGGTTCATGTCTGATGGGTTCCATGTGGTATGTCCTGTATGGAACCAGGAAGTAAAGATAGTGACATTCATGGATAAGAAATATGCAGTTACAAGGACAGTCAGTAAACCTGCTCTTATGGGTAAGAGCTTAAGTGCTAATGTAGTTCATTCATTAGATGCATTTGTACAAAGGGAAGTCATCAGGAGATTGAGATACACCTCCCCATTCCCTGAGGTTCAAGGAGATACCTATGACATCAAGGAGGATGTACTGGAAAGACTCCATACCTACTTTGATAGCACAGGGTTCCTGAGTGCAAGAGTACTCAGTTATCTTCATGTGTATGGGTTCAAATCACTAAACAGGTGTTCTCCACGGTTCAATGAGGCTGTGTATAAGCTCCTTGGTTCCCTGCCTGATGAAAGGATTGATGTTCTCTGTGCACATGACTGTTTTGGTGTCAAGTACAGGTATGGAAATGTATTGAGGAGAACCTATAACCAGGTGTTGTCTGAACTGGCAGAAAGTGATGTAGGTTCCTTTGTCTTAAACCAGGTGTGTGTTAAAGAATGGAGTAGAGAGAAGAAGGATAACTTCAGTCGTTGTATCCAACAAGCAGACTATGCTTTGAGTTGAACTTAAGAATAACCATCTCACATTGATTTCAATGTGGGGTGGTTATTTTTTTTTATGCTTACTTACTATGGATGATGCTATTAAACTCATGTTGTATGGTTTGTTTCCTGGTGTTGTATGTGTACAGAATATTTACACAAGATTAAACATAGGAGAGTTGAAGAACTACCTAACCAGTACAGGTATACAAGATGAACCTGAAAGACTATTGGCTAGGTTACAGGATGAGATAAGACAATACATCATTAACCATAACTATGGTCCTGTTGAAGAAGATTGGATTGTATTGTTAACAGATGCTGTTAAGAATAAACCTGATAAGAATAAATACCTATGGCATAGAGAACTCTATAACAGGTATATCTCCTTATTAGGTGAAGATAGTAGAAAGCTTGACCAGATAGACTTGATTTATCTAGCTGTTCTATGTGCTGGGTATGAACATAATGAGGATTGGTAATCATGAAAGAAGAAGCAGAACATATCTTTAATAAGTTAAAGACAATATCTAATGTAGCTATCCCCTTACCTTCTGATATGAACCCCGGTAAATGGAATAACTGGTATAAAGGGAATAGAACCAATTGCTTGAGGTTAATGGATATGCATAAAAGCAAAAGAAAGAAACAACATCATGCCACTTACTATCATGCCCTTTCCCTGGTTCAGGCTTTGGATACATGGGCTACAGGTTGTTATATGAATACCTGGTTAAGTCCAGATAAGCTCAATACCATTGCTGTTGTTATCAGTATTGAAGAAGGAGGAACCCCTAGAGATAACAGGGATATGTTAAGTAAGAAATACCCTGAATTGGAATGGGGTAGTTGGAACCAGGTAAGGGATAGATACCCTATGTACATTTACTACACTGTACACGATGATCTTAATGGGTTGGAAGATACTCTGATTAAAGAATGGTGTCAGATAGATGAGTTTAAGGAAACACTCTTCAGATTGTTATATGAGAACTATCTGAACAAGACGAATAGGAACCCTAATAGGTTAAGCAGGAGCATTTGTAAGGCAATACTTGCAAGTGAGCAGGTAATAGATAGAGTCAATACTCAAATGATCTTTATCACAACAAGCAAGAAGACATTGCATAAGGAGTTATTGAGACCTTGGGCAAGGAACCGGGATGAAGTATTTGAATGGGTTAAAGATAATATCTATGGAGATCAAGAAAAGGTAGCTTCAGCTATCCGGTTCCTTAAAGGAGGATATGATCTATCTGCAATTACCAAAGAGTATTCTTTACTCAAGAATACTATCCCTAATTGGGAGCATATGGAATTAAGTCCTTTAAACATATTCATAAAGAACACCCATGAACTTTGATACTTACCTTATAAAGAGATTCATAAGCAGATACAAAGACAACTACAGACACATCACCAACTTGCTGGTTCCCCTTACCCAAATAAGGTATCAAGGTAAAATCAAAGACATTGTCTCTATTTGGAAAGAGGGGATGGAAGGACTGAAAGGAGTCAGACCAATACCTAAGAGAATCCAGAAAGATATCAATGACCTTACATACTCAATCCTGAAACAAATTGATTACCTTCAGGAAGTACTGGATGCAGACTATCTTCATCTCTTCTGGGATTCAGTATTGAATAGATGTACCCAAAGTCAGAACACCTATGCTTATAGATGGGCATTAAAGCAGAACAGGAACCCTGATGATCTTACCTTGGAGCAATACATTAAATTGCTGTATGTAAGTAATAACATCAAACCACATTCTTTCAGCTTTTGGGAGTTAAGTAATGACTCTATGGAGTTTATTCATAAATTAATGGTTTCAGATTCACTCACTCAAACACTTAATGCCACACTATCCAAACTGGATAAACTCAAAGACCCTCCAATAGCTTTACGAAAGACAATCAATAACATACTTAATACTCTACCTTATATCTTACTGCCAACCCAATTACCTGATATACCACTCAAACACCTTTCATTATTCCCTGAACTCCATACCCAATTAACTTTGTATATACAGAAACAAAAAATACTCTACACATGGTTCAGGGGGGTTCATTACTACTTGATGCCTCACCATCCTGTTAATAGGAAGACAGAGTTAATACGTCTACTGAGCGCAGGGGCTCATGTAAGTGAGGAAGTCATACTTCAATATGCCCGACTATCTAAAAAGCCTGTAGAACTACTCCATGTTCACCATCAGATCACCCAGTTCAATCAATCACTGGGAACCCCGGTTGATGCACCTCCTCCTGACTTCCAGAAGCTCATCCTTGATCTGGCTATCTAGGCTCCTGTGAGCCCTTCTAAGGTGCATGGATGCATTCAGTGCTACCTACCCCTTACCTTCATTGAACCCGGCTCTATGAGCCTGAGAGGAACCCCTGTGGATATGGTTAAAGAGTTGGACAAGATCAAGATAGCTGCCTTTAAAGGCAAGAACTCATCCTTTCTGGCTCCATTGCTATGCCAGTTGGATGTGGATTGGGATGAGTCTATTCCTACAGCATGTGTAGGAGGTAAGAAGATCAGGTTCAATCCTGACTTCATGATGAACCTCCCTGCCGAACAGAGAGGATATGTACTGATTCATGAGCTATGGCATGTTGCTAGATTGCATCAGTACAGAAGGAAAGATAGGGACCTCAAGTTATGGAACATGGCATGTGATTACAGGATTAACAATGATATGGATGTGGATGGGTATAAGATCAGTAAGATTCCAGATATCCTGCTGGATTACACATACTCCTGTCCTGAACCTTGGGCAGAAGAAGATATCTATAAAGAGCTAGAGAAGAATGCAGATGGCTCTACCCAATTCATGCAGGATATAGAACCTGAAGCAGGTGAGGGAGAAGGAAAAGAATTCAAGGAAGTTGTAGCTGCAATCAATAAAGCAGCCATACAAGCCAAGATGGTGGATAAGTCATTCTCTCTTGAAGATGTAGGATTAAGTAAGTTATTGTCTGATGTAATCAAACCCCCTGTTAGGTGGGATGTGGTACTTCAGAATTGGGTGACTGATGTAATCAAGGAAGATTGGACTTGGAGAAGACCTAATAGAAGGTTTGAAGATTACAGACCCAGTATTGATGAAGAAGAAGTGATCACCTCTATCAATATCTGGTTGGATACTTCAGGGTCAATGACTCAAGAAGATTTAAAGATAGCATTAGGTACCCTTAAGGCATTAATGAGCCAGTACCAAAGATTGAAAGTAACCTTCTGGTGCTTTGATACAAAGATCACCAGTAAGAAAGAGTTCCATACCGTTATCCCTAAAGAGATAGAGATTACCGGGTTTGGTGGTACTGTGTTTGATGAACCTGCTATAGAGATCAATAAAAGAAAAGATGACATTCATATAGTCATTACTGATCTCTACTTTAACCCGGTTCCATTAAGGAATAACTTTAAGCTTATCTGGTTGATTCCTGTTGATTATAACAAAGATATGTCTTATCCCCATAAGAAGATAGTCTATGGCAACTAATTTAAATAATCTGAAGGGTTCCTCTTATCAAGATAAGTTACCTGTACATTTAAGCCATTGGGAGGATAATCGATCTGTTTTTATTACTGCTTTACTTTACTCCATATATCAAGCTAGAGAAGGATATGGAGATACCTTGGCTATATACCAAAACACTATTGATGATTTAAACTACCAACATGTGATAAAGTCAAATACACTGATTCACAATATAAATACATTCCAATTGAATAGGAAGTACACATTCCATAAGGAAATAGACAAACAATACAGAGCACAAATACAGAAAATATATGGAATCCGTATACCTGGTAATTACACTTTAACTAGGTGGGCTCTATTTACCAAACCAAGATCAGAAAAGACCAAGAAAATAAAAGAGTATCTAAAGACTTGGTTACATAAGGAGTATGGGCTCTCTACATACGCATACATGAGTATGAATATATTGAATAGGATGGCATTAATGTTGGCTAGGCATCCTGTAACAGATTCCAGATTATCCCAATTACTATTGAGTTGGCATGAGCATAGGCATATCACTTTAGGCTCAATACTCAGGTTCAGTAAGGATTGGGCAGAGACTGGACTCTACTTCGGAATTGAAGATTGCTATAAAAGAGAAATATATAACCCTTTTACTCACAACTTGAATAACATGATATGAAAAACATCTTTACCACTACGCCTACCAAAGCAAAACCTTTACTTGAGAAGTGCATCAAAACAGGACTGGTTCCATTCCTTCAATCATCCCCTGGGATTGGTAAGTCCTCTATCATCAAACAGATTGCATCTGAATATAATCTTGAGGTCATTGATCTACGCCTATCCATGTGCAGCCCTGAAGACTTGAATGGCCTTCCCAGGTTCAAGGACAACAAAGCAGAGTTCGTTCCTTTCGCTCTGTTCCCTTTAGCAGACACCCCGGTTCCAGAAGGTAAAGATGGATGGGTTCTCTTTCTGGATGAGTTCAACAGTGCCTCTAGAAGCGTACAGGCAGCCTGCTACAAGCTCATCTTAGATAGGCAGGTAGGGATGTACCCCCTACACCCTAAGACGGCTCTTGTAGCTGCTGGGAACCTCACTACAGATCATGCCATCACCAATCAACTCTCCACTGCCATGCAGTCAAGGTTGGTTCAATTGAAGCTGGAACCCTCTCTTGAGGATTGGATGACCAATGTGGCTATCCCTCAGAAGTATGATGAAAGAATCATCTCCTTTCTGAACTTCTCCTCTGATTCCCTTATGAGGTTTGAACCAGAGAAGCAAGCAGAGTCTCCTCATCCCTTCCCATGCCCCAGGACCTGGGAGTTTGTGGATAAGCTTATTAAAGATGAGGATGATCTGGAAAGGTTGGTGCCTCTATTGGCTGGAACCATAGGAGAACCTGATGCTATCTCCTTTGTGCAGTTTGCAGGGATTTATCAGAACCTACCTAAGCTGAAAGATATCCTTTCTGGGAAGGTAGATAAAGTCCCTTCAGATACTCCTACCCAATGGGCAGTGTTGACCAATCTTGCTATCAATACCGATATGGATAACTTCAAAAAGGTATTAGATTATGTGGATAAGTTCTCTTTACCTCTACAGATTGTGTATATGAACTCTGTAGTCCAATACACCCCTGAAATATTAACCCATCCTGCATATGCTAAAAAAGGTGTACAAACTCTTAATTATTTGAGGAACTGAACATGAACAAGTTAGTAAGTGGATTGATAGGTGTCTTATGTATTGTTGGAATGCTGTGGTTGTTGTTCTTTACTGAACCAGGGTTGTTGTTGATAAAGATCATGCTCGTACTTGCTGCACTCTGGTTCCTTAAATGGATTGGAATTGTAAGTATGTTTGGTGTATTCATGCAAAGGAGTAAGAAATGATAACTCTTAACCAAGAACAAGAAAGAGCTCTAGAGACATTACAAGAGTTTGTACTATCTCCTAAAAAGCAACAGATTATCTTGAATGGAGTAGCAGGCTCAGGTAAGACATTGTTGATATCCTTATTCCTTGATTGGATGAAAGAAGTAAAAAACAACATCAAGTTGTTTGATGCTGTCTCTGATATGTCTGTAGAAGTTGTAGCTACAACACATAAAGCTGCTGGAGTATTGCAAGATAAGGTTCAGGGCAACAGAGTAAGAACCCTTCATTCTTATTTAGGAGTAAAGATAGGAGGAGAAAGGGAAGTATTCCCTCCATTAGGAAATAGATTTACAAATAGTATGTTAATCATCATTGATGAAGCATCCTATATCAGTAAGCCTATGTTGAACTTTTTAGGGAAATTAGTAACAAGTAACTCTAAATGTAAGATCATCTATATAGGAGACCCTTGGCAGTTATGTGTTAAGTACGAACATCCTCCTGTATTTCTTGCAGGGATAGAGGAAGTCAAGCTGAATAAGAGGATGAGATCAAGTAAACAAGCATTGAATTACTTTACTGATTATCTCTTGACGTGTGCAATGAATAAGAGCATCCCTCATCTGGATTCATGGAAATACTCTGATGATGTACTGAGGCTACCTGAATGTACAGAAGAACTCTATAGGAACCTAGGAGAGAATGATAAGATTCTTTCATATACCAAGAAGAAAGTATATGAACATTCCCTCAATACACGTAAAGCAAAGAAGTTACCTTTAACTCCACGAGTAGGGGAGATATTAGAGTTAGTGCTCTACAATAAAGAAGAACTTATTGAGATTGAAGAGATTCAAGGAAGTATGGATGAATATACCTCTTACTGTACATTCAACGCTTTACCTAAGTATGATGAACATGCAGCATTCCTTAGGCATAAACAGATTAGCCTCAATAAAGTATTAGAGGATGACGAACAAGTACTCAATTATAACTTCCTTTATGCCCAAACAATCCATAAGTCACAAGGGTCCACATATGATGAAGTCATCATTGATCTGAGTTCATTCAGAAGTAGCCATAGTCTTACTCAATATAACAAGATGTTGTATGTAGCAGCAACAAGAGCAAGAAACAAGATCATACTTATTGGAACCCCTCCTAATAAATTCAGGTGAATGAAATGAAAACATTAAGAAAATTGACTGAATCAGCAAATCAAGCATTAGATGTACTGCATCAAAGTACCAGTCTGTCAGCTAGAGACATCAAAGCGTTAGGAACTATTGAGAAACTGATAGATCATTTATTAACAGGAACTATCCAGTATGATTTCTATGAAATATGGGATGAGATGGGAAATGACAATACTCCTGATAAGCTCGTATGAAGAATGGTTAACTGTAAGGCATCCCTTAAAGATTGCTTTCCCTGGTTCAGATATTGAGTATCTGGATACTGATACAGCAAGTACAGCCAAAGAGATTAAAGGAATCTGGGAAAACCTAAGTAAAGAAGCGTATGAGTATATCTATGTCATTAACCCCCTCTGGTTCAAGACAATCACTAAGACTGTAAAGATCAAACATCTATATGGAACCCCTGTAAGGGATTATCTGGGTGAATGTAGCCTCATCTTGCTTCCTCCTGTATATCAGTACCTCACTGACCCTGTAGGATGGAAGCAATGGTTATGCCCTATAGAGAAGGAACCGGTAAGGGTAGAAGAAACACTCGCCTATGATCTCAATTGGCTGGACTCTGATCTAAGTCTTGATCTAGAAACAACAGGACTTCATCCAAAGAGAGACAAGATCGTTGCTTTCTCTATAGGAGTCAGTAAGGAAGAAGCAATTGCTCTACCTTTTAAAGGGAACCGGGAGTTACTGGAAAAGATCATTAAAGAAGGAACCGGTAAGCTCATCATCCATAATGCTGCATTTGATCTTTCTTTCCTGGTTCAAGAGTTCTTTCCTAATGATTGGATTACCCCTTATCAGGTTCTATTCCCTAGAGTTGAAGATACCAAACTCATTGCTTGGTTATCACTTAACTCTGTAGTACGTCCTGATCTCTCCCTTAAGGCTCTAGCTCAGCCTTATCTGGGAGATTGGAGCCAAGGAGTTGAACATACAGGAATCATCACTGATAAGTACCTTCAGTATGCCAAGAAGGATGCTCAAGCAGTCTGGTATGTATATGAACAGTACAGTGTAGATGGGCAGGAGTATCTGTATGAAGAAATACTCAAACCTGCTCTCTTTGATGTTGTACAGATGCAATTGACTGGATTACCTTTGGATATGGATAGGGTCCATCAAGCAGAGGTTGATCTCATAGTCATCCAAGATGCATTACATGACAAGATCAAACAACATCCAATCATCCAATCCAGAACCAGAGCCCTAAGGGAAGAATGGGTGATCTCTACTAATAAGAAACTCAAGAAGAAAAGAGTCACTTATGGAGATGCTCAAGTAGAGTTCAATCCTAAATCCTCTGTACAACTAAGGGAGTTACTTTATGGTGTGTTACGTCTCCCGGTTCCAGAAGTCACCAAGAAAGGCTTACCTTCTACATCTCAAGATTCCCTTAAGACACTAAAGGAATCAACAGACAGAGAAGACATTAAGGAGTTACTTACTCATATCCTGTCTTGGGCAGAGAATGAGAAGATGCTCAATACCTACTTCCCTGTCTTTAAGGAAGCTTGGTCTGAAGCTGGTCATCATTTCCTCATGGGCCATTTCAATCTGGGAGGAACTGTCTCTGGGAGGTTATCTTCCTCTGAACCTAACCTACAGAACCTCCCTGCTACAGGGACTGCCCATGCTCCTTTGATTAGGAGCCTATTTAAACCCCCTGAAGGTTGGTGGTTGGTTGGGATGGACTTTGACTCTCTGGAAGATCGTATCTCTGCCTTGTTGACCAAAGACCCTAACAAGCTCAAGGTCTATACCGACGGCTATGATGGACATTCCTTAAGAGCCTATCAGTACTACAGGAACCAAATGCCAGACATTGAGGACACCGTAGAGTCCATAAATAGCATCAAGGACCGCTATCCAGCCTTCAGACAAGCCTCTAAGGGGCCTACCTTTGCTTTGACCTATGGAGGTAGCTGGAAGGCTCTGGTGAGGGTCTGTGGGCTCTCTGAGGAGGATTCCTTACGTATTGAGTCTGCCTACCATGATCTCTACAAGGTCTCTGACCAATGGGTTCAAGACCAAGTGGACAAAGGATGGACTGAAGGTTGCGTTAGAGGAGCCTTTGGGCTTAAGGTACGAACCCCATTGATGGCATCCATCTTGAGGGCAGAGAGAGGTTCTGAGGAGCTACAGAAGGAGCGTAGAACCGCAGGGAATGCTCTAGGGCAGAGTTGGTGCCTGCTCAATAGCAGAGCCTGTACAGAGGTACTGAGGAAGGCTAGAGAACAAGGGTTCCAACATGATGTACTCCCTTGTGCCCAGATACATGATGCTTCCTATTTCCTGATAAGAAAGAACCCTGAACTGTTATGGTGGTGGGTTCAGGTCATGGAACATGCTGCTAGGTGGCAGGAGGCTCATGAGATACAACATCCAGAAGTTCATCTGTCTGGGAGTTGTGTGTTGTATGAACCGGATTGGGGGAGTGATATTCCCTTGACTGGACTTAACTCTATTGAATCACTCAAGAGGAGGATTGAATATGTTCTATAGAAAGAAACCTGTTGTTATTGAAGCTTGGTGTATTGGAGATCAGGAACATAGACCTGTATGGAGTTATTCCAGTAAGGTCTTTGAAAGAGATGGATATTGGGTGGTAGATACGTTGGAAGGAGAGATGAAAGGTAAGTCAGGAGATTATTTGATTAAAGGAGTACATGATGAGCTATACATCTGTAAAGCAGAAATATTTAAAGAAACTTATGAGGAAGCGTGATGAATGATGAGATTGATGTTTACCAGTTCTTGAAGATGTTATTCATGAAGAATGCTGAGAATATGGGTAAAGCTCATCGTTCTGGTTTGGGGGAAATGGCAGAGATATGTGGAGAAACAGCACTGTTGATTATTGCCTTGGAAGAGCATATGAGAAAGATTGATAAACATATTGAAGACGTCATTGGAGAAAGAGATGCACCAACAAAAATGCAAATTAATTGAAGAAATAGATGCAGTAATCTTTAGTCTAGGAAAGTATGTGAATGCTGCATATAAAGAGAAACATATGGAAGCTGGTATCCATGTTATGGGTATGGTGCAGGAAGCTCTTAAACTTAAAGAAGATACACAAATCCTTTTAGACTTTAACTTGGATGTACCTTAATGAAAAAATACCATTACTTTCTTGTCTCTGGTTCTGTGTTGTTGAAGGATGTAGAGAACATCCCTGATGCTACTAATATCCCTGCTACTACTATCCTGTATAGCACTAGCAGGAACATTGACTTCAAATGTCTTACTGCCATGCGGGAAGGACTAGAAGAAGGTGTTAAAGATGTAGTAGGAGAAGGTTCCTATATTGGTTCTATTGAGAAGATCAATTACCTGGGTCTTATGACCAAGGAGGAGTTCAATGGGGAACCAGAGGAAGTCAAGATTGAACCAGTGAAGGAACCTATGGGGATGAATGAGATCACCCAGATGGCAGAACAGTTCAAGGAAGTCTTAGCTAAGATGGAAGAATCAATCAAACTAAAAGGTTAATCATGAAATCTCTACCATTACCTCTACAGGTATGGTTGCTGAATCAGGGTTTGGGTTATGACAGTAATCCAGACCCTGATTACTTTTCGGCAACAGAATTACTTAACCCCATCCAACAGATTGTATTAGGTAAAAGATTAGGGGTTCAGCCAACATTACCTGATGTCTATAAGACTTACCAAGCTGCAATAGGCTCAGCTATTCATGGAGCCGTAGAGAAAGCTTGGGAGTATTCATTGATAGAAGCCTTGGAGCTACTAGGGTTCAGTCCTTCAGTTGCTGCAAAGGTATTGGTAAATCCTGAAGACTCCTCCAACTGTACCCCTGTATGGATGGAACAGAGGGTATTAAAGAAAGTAGGTAAATACACTGTTGGAGGTAAGTATGACTTTATCTTTGATGGTCAGTTATATGACATCAAGACTACTACAGTGTCTAGATGGAAGAGAGGTAATAGGGAGAATTACAGGATGCAAGGAAGTATCTATAAATGGTTAGCCCCTGATAAGATCAAGGAAAATACCATCCGTATCTGTTACATCATCAGGGATTGGAGCCAGGGGAATACATATAAGGATGATTACCCTAAGAGTCCTTTCATGACTGAAGATATTGATCTGCTCTCCCCGGTTCAAACAGAAGCTTGGGTGGAAGATAGATTGAACCGTATTGAGGCAAATAAGGATGTCAGTCCTCATTTGATGGAGAGATGTAAAGAGGAGGAGTTATGGAAAACACCAGATAAATACAAGTATTACACCAGAGAAGGACAACAAAGAGCTACCAAGGTATTTGAGAATGCTGTAGAGGCTTTCTCCTATCTCAATGATAGAGGAACCGGTAGGGTGGAGAAAGTACATGGAGAGTACCGTAGATGTGGTTGGTGTCCTGTATTTTCCCTTTGTGAGCAAAAGAATGAGTATTTCTCTAGATAAACATCATCCTGTATTGAAAGATATGTTGGAAGTCATTAAGACTCAAACCAATACAGAACCCTCTACTTATCATCTTGCTGTCTGTACCTATTTCTTATCCCAGGTTCCAGCAGCAATGAGGGTTAAGATTGAAACCCCTGTGGGTGATAGTATCCCAGTCAATGTATATGTCATGGCATTGGCTGAAAGTGGGTTTGGTAAGGGACATACCATTAACCTGATTGAGCAAGGATTGCTTAAACCCTTCAGAAAGAAATATGAGGAAGAGTTCCTTCCTGTCAAAACAGATATCTCTATCTCAAATAAAGCAATCAAGAGGAGCTCTAAGCTTGGAACCAGTGAAGAAGAGGAATATGGAAAGTTAACTAAGGAACTGAATGCATTAGGTCCTTATACGTTTACCTTTGACTCTGGAACCAGTCCGGCTTTAAAGCAATTAAGGCAACGATTACTCCTCACTGGTTCTGGTTCTTTGAACCTACAGATGGATGAGATGGGGAGTCATCTGGAAGGAAATAATGATCTGTTACAGGTATTCCTTGAGTTGTATGACCAAGGTAATACCAATGTAAAGTTGATTAAAGAGTCATCTACACAAAGCAGGTATTCCAAGATTGAAGGAACCACTCCTGCTAATATGCTACTGTTTGGAACCCCTGCTAAAGTATTTGATGGAGCAGAAGTAGAGAAAGCATTCATGACCCTATTGGAGATTGGGTATGCCAGAAGGTCTCTGTTTGGGTTCTCAGGTAAACAAAATTCAATACCTGAAAAACAAAGTGCTGAAGTCCTGTATGACTCTATGAGAACCAGCCAGGTTCAAGAAAGGGTAAAGACATGGGCAGAGCATCTAGAACAACTGGCTGATATAGAACAGCATGACAAGATCATCTCTTTACCCAGAGATGAAGCTATTGCTTTACTTCAATACAAGATTGATTGTGAGGAGAAGGCAGAAAGATTGAATGAGTTTAGAAGTATAGAAAAAGCTGAACTTAATCATAGGTACTTTAAAGCTCTCAAGATAGCAGGTGTATTCTCTTTCATTGATGGTGAATCTTCTTTATCTAGAGTCAATCTGGATAGGGCTATTTATCTTGTAGAGACTTGTGCTGATACCTTTGAGAAGTTAATTAACCAAGAACCTAACTATGTAAGGTTAGCTAGATATCTATTAAATGTAGAGAAAGAACAATACCAAAATGAGTTACAGGAAAGCTTACCGTTCTTTAAAGGCTCTATCCAACATAAGCAAGAATTGATTGAACTTGCTACAGCTTGGGGATATAGGAATGGTGTACTCATCAAAAGAGGTAAGACAGGAGATATTGACTACTACTCTGCAACAGGAATGAAGAATACCTCTCTGGATTCCCTTATTGTTTCCTACTCACAACATCAAGCCTATGGTTATGTAAATGAGACCCTGAACTTTGACCAGTTGGTTCAGTTAGTCCAAACCCCTGATTACCACTGGCTCAATCATCAGGTTCAAGAAGGTCATAGGAAAGAATCCAACATCATCTGTGCATTCAACTTACTGGTTCTAGATGTGGATGGAGGATGTACTGATACGGAAGTCAAACAGTACCTTAAGGATTATCTATTCATCCTTAACTACACTAAATCTCATACAGATGATTCCCATAGGTTCAGAATCATACTCCCCTTGGCTCAACAACACTGTATGAGTTCTGAGGAGTATAAGAGCTTCTCTGGTGAGATATTTAAGTGGCTTCCTTTTGAGGTAGACACTACATCAAACCAGAGGAGCAAGAAGTGGTTATGTTCTGATAAAGGTGTATGGGTCAATCAAGGAGTCATGCTTGATTCCCTTCAGTTCATCCCCGAGACTAAGAAAGGGGTTGAATATGCTAAACAACAAAAGAAGATAGCAAACCTCCCTAGGCTCGAAAGGTGGGTAATTAATCAAGCAGTGAAAGGCAATAGGAACAACAACCTATATCGATATGGGATGATCTTGAAAGATAACCATATCGAACCTGGGGAGATTATGGAGAAGTTACAACATGTGAATAAAGAACTCGAATCGCCATTAGCGAGAGAAGAACTAAACAACATCCATACACAGGTAATCAAACATGAGCAGTAATGACTTAATCCTTATCAGTGGCTACTCAGCATCCGGTAAGAGTGCATCTTTAAGAAATATCAAGAACCAAGATAAATGGATTTATCTGAATACAGAATCTGGTAAGAGATTACCTTTTGCCAATAGGTTCAAATCTCTGGTAGTTACAGACCCTTGGCAAGTACATCAAGCAATGGAAGAAGCTAAAGATATGGAAGATGTTGAAGGTATTGTGGTTGACTCCCTTACCTTCCTTATGGATATGTATGAGTCCCAATACGTCAATGGAGCCAGTAATGGTATGAAGGCTTGGGGAGAGTATGGAAACTTCTTTAGAACCCTCATGCAAGAGAAGGTTCCTTTATGTGGTAAGCCTGTTATCTTTACGGCTCATCTTAAAGATGAACTGGATGAGAGAACTATGGATATCCACAGGTTCGTACCTATTAAAGGTGCGTTGAAGAATAATGGTGTTGAAGCTTACTTCAGTACTGTTGTAACAAGTAAGAAGATGGCATTGAGAGACCTGGATGGTTTTGAGTCAGACTTGCTTGTCATCACGGATGAAGACAAGGAATTAGGGTTCAAGTATGTATTCCAGACTCGAATCACTAAGAAAACAGTCAATGAACGTATCAGAAGTCCTATGGGAATGTTCTCTAAAGAACAAACCTATATGGATAATGATGTTGAACTTTTAATCAAACACTTAAAAAGGTATTACGAACAATGAGTATTCTCAAAAAATTCAGTGAAAGCAACTTTGAATCTGTACAGAACCCAGATGTGGTAGGAGGTGGTTACTCTCCTTTGGATACTGGTGTGTATGAAGCAATCATCAAGAATGCCTACCTCATCCAATCTCAAGGTGGTGCTTATGGTCTTACTATTGATCTCAGCATCATTGGAGATCAAGTACAGAACCATAAAGAGGCCATCTATATCTCGAACCGGAATGGGGAGAACTATTACATCAACAAGAACTCTGGACAGAAATCTCCACTTCCAGGGTTCATGACTGTAAATGAACTCTGCTATCTGGCAACGGGTAAACCTGTCTCTGAACAGGAACCAGAAGGAAAGATGGTCAATATCTATGACTTCGATCTGGGTAAAGAGATTCCCAAGGAAGTCCCTGTAATCACTGAACTCTCTGGGTTCAGGGTTCAAGTTGCTATTCAGAAGGTTAAACAAAACAAACAGGAAAAGACGGATGAAGGGTATGTACCAACCGAAGAAATCCGTGAGTTCAATCAAATCTCCAAGTTTCTTGATGAAGAAACAGGTAAGACCTGGTTTGAACAGTCCAATGACAAGGAGAGCACCTATAAACAGGCATGGCTCAATCAGTGGGAAGGAAAGGTACTTGACAAGACAACTGCTAGTAATCGCAGTAGACCTGCTCCTGCTCAAGCTGGCAAAGAGAAGGTAGCAACCAAGTCTCTGTTTAATTAAGGAACCCTTGAGCCAAGGATGGCTCTTTACTTAGGAGTATATCATGCTAATCGGTCTTACAGGTAAAGCAGGTTCAGGTAAAACTACAGTTGCTAATTATCTTTCTGCTTATTATGGGCTCTATGAGATTTCATTTGCTTCCCCCCTGCATAATCTAATCTTTAATCTTGTCGGGTATGAGAATGCAGATATCCTGAACCCAGAGTTTAAGAACACTCCCAATGATCTCTTGTTTGGTAAATCACCAAGAGAGCTTATGCAATCACTTGGAACCGGATGGGGTAGAGACACCATTCACCCTGATCTCTGGCTTAATCGGGTAAAGAGGAGAGTAGCTAACCTAGGCTCCCGGTTCAACTACATCATCCCAGATGTACGGTTCCAGAATGAAGCAGATTGGGTAAGAGAACAAGGAGTCCTCATACATATCCAAAGAGATGATGTAGAACCTCTGGACCATCCTTCTGAAGCAGGAATTAAAGTAGAGGATAAAGATATCTGTATACTTAACAATTCCTCTAAAGATGTTCTCTATCAAACCCTAGACTCTATCCTGCCCCTATGAATCCTGTAAAGCTCATATCTGTTACCCAACCTACCCTACCGGGGTTCAATACTCTTGAAGATTACATTGCCTATGTTGCAAGAGTCTCAAACCCCCATAATCAGATGAACACCCAAACATCAGGTAAGCTCCTTCACTACCTGATGAAGCATCAGCATTGGTCTCCCTTTGAGATGGCATCTATCTGTATGGAGATCAGGACTACCCGTGATATCGCCAGACAGCTCCTCAGACACCGTTCCTTCTCATTCCAAGAGTTCTCCCAAAGGTATGCTCAGAGTACGCTTACGGAGCCTAGGGAAGCCCGTATGCAGGACTTGAGGAACAGACAGAGTTCCCTTCCATGTGCATCCCAGTCTTTGAGTGAACAATGGGATGAAGCTCAGGTAAGACTCATGCAGCATGCCTATGCTGTCTATGATGAGTTCTTGAGCCAGGGAATGGCTAAGGAGGTGGTAAGAGCTGTCCTACCTGAAGGTCTGACAGAGAGTGTCCTCTACATGTCTGGAACCGTAAGAAGCTGGCTGCACTATTGCCAGATAAGATGTGGTATGGAGACTCAGAAAGAGCATAGGGAGATTGCTATTCAATGTAGAAAGGTTCTCAATGAACTATTACCTTCCTTGCGTCTAACCTAACCATTAGCGCCTGTAGCTCAGCAGGATAGAGCATATGCCTTCTAAGCATAGGGTCAGAGGTTCGAGTCCTCTCAGGCGCACCAATTGAGGAATGAACATGAGTGGTGGTGAATTTGATTACAACGAATATCACATTGAAGAGATAGCAGAAAGGATTCAATTATTTCTTGATAAGACTGCTGTATATGAAACAAGATTTCAAGAAAAGACCATAGAAGCTATAAAGGAAGGTTTAGAGAGTTTGTATAAAAGCTATGCCTTTGCCTTTAATCTCGATCTACTGATCTCTGGTGATATCTCTGAAGTAGAGTTTCATGATAGTTTAAAGAAAGAAACCAAGAAATATAAAGAGAATTTAGTTAAAGAAGAAGAACTCAATATTAAGATGAGTCAACTTACCAAATCCCTCAAAACCCTATATGAAGATCAAATAGGTGTTCAAGGGGTTTGTGATCTGACCTCCTATAAGATCATCAGCCTCACTAAGTTTGATGGACTGCATGCATCCATTAAAGATGTAGCAGACTTTCTGGTAGAGAACATGTGGCTCATTGATGTAATCAAACAACGAATCGAAATATATACTGCTCATGTACGGCATATGAGGAGTAGTGATCTCTACTTCTATGAGGATTGCTCCATCTTTCTGGTTTACTATCTCATCCATACCAAACCATATGAGATAGATGAATGCTGGCCTTTGGAATATTCTCTTTATGACATGATTCTGCAAGACCTGAAAGACCACAAAAGTTGATGGCATGGGTATGGCATACTGGACCAGTTACATAGAGCACCTGGTAGGGCCCCAAGACCTCTAAGTTGTAAGTCCATACTTCTTTTAATACATATGAACATAATTAAACTACCTTTATATATTCCTGTTACTATGACCAAGAAGTTCTATCTGAACTTGAACCAGTACAGGAATGCTCATTACCATACCCTCAATAGAGCCAAGGTTCTATTCTCTACACAGGTTCAACCTGATATAGACAAGCTACCTGTATTCTCTGAACCTGTAGAGCTTGAATATACATTGAACCCCGGTTCAAAGAGAAGAATGGATATAGCCAATGTCTTATCCATTGTTGATAAGTTCTTCTGTGATGCTTTAGTAAGCTCAGGTAAGATACCAGATGACTCACATCAATACATAAAGAAGATAACTTATTTATTCGGAGAGGTTCAAAAGAAAACAAATGAAGGACATGTACTCGTACAGATCAAATAATGATTCTTTATTGAATGCTTTGTGCTTACTTAGAAATACAATATATAAGAAAAAACAAACAATAAGAAAGAATAAGCTAAATGAGATACAACTTGAGAGATATCCTATAGTACGTAATGGATTGACCCTTAAAGAACATGCAATCAAAACACGTATGAGAGAAGAACAAGAGTTAGATTCTTTAAGAGCCAGACACTCTCAGCTATGCATATTATTGAACATCCCTTCTTCATCACTCACATCATGGTTAGCCCAGAGTAAACAATATGAGCAATTGCTTAGTAACAGGTAGGGAACTTAAGAAATACATCAAGAGAACCTTGGAACCAGAGCACCTGGTTCAAGATGTATGTATCAATGGGAGTAATGTCTTATGGGTCATGAACCGGAAAGGGGAGAGTCTTGTATTGCATATCCTCTCTTCTGTTAAACAAGTGACATCTGCCGTACTTAGGGATATCACCCAACAGCTAGACTATGGTTCTTATGCTGCATGGGTAAGTAACATTGCTGAACTTAATACTATCCTTGATAGATATTAAAGCTTAACCCCTCAGTATTACACCAAATGGTATAAGGAAACTTTCCTATGACTGATTCATCTCCAACTCTTGAAGAGATCATGACTACTACAGCTAAGATTGCATATGATGCTGTAGCACACTACTCCCATAAAGAACTCAGACAAATCCCTGTTAAGTTCTTTCATGAACTTTCTGAAGATAAGAAACAGAACATCACTCATATCGTAAACCTCATTGCTAAAGGTGAGATCAATACCATTGCTTGGCTTCATGAATACTGGTGTCAAACCATGAAAGATGAAGGATGGTCTTATGCCTCCTACTATGATGAAGACAACAAGCTCCATCACAATCTGGTCATGGCTGCTTTCTTATCTCCTGAAGAAAGAAACAAACACTTCATCTTCTACTACACGGTTCTAGGTCTGTTGTCTTATCAAGACCTGTTCATGAACTACCCCAATGAGGGTCCAGAACTTGAAGAACTTCAAGATTGAACCCCAAGACCTTATCCCTGATGTCTGTATCAGGGTCACTGATGAGACCTTGACCTACCTCAAGGCTAATCCAAGAGGCTACCCCAAGGACCTCTCCCCTAGGATTGATCTTTGTACCCTCATGGCTCTATTCAGCATCAATTGGCAACTCAATCAGCCAGAGGTTCTCTACCTCCTCTATAACAGCCTAGAAGCTCAATGCTTGTTCTGGGTAGGGTATGAGCCTAAGGAGCTTAGGGATAGCTCTGGTGAGGCTTACAAGAGCTATATGGAGCCTTGGGGGTATAGAGTGTTCATCCCCCCGGTTCCAATCATGATCTTAAACCGGATGAGTGAGGCTAAGGCCAGAAAGAGAGCTTCCCTTGAACGAACCAGAGTGAAGCAGTTTGTTGTCTATGATGACAACAAGAACAAGATAGAGATAACACTATGAGCAGTCTGTTTGAACAACTTGAAAAGAATGACCCTGATTTCCAGAACAAACTTAAGAAGCTGTTCACTACAACAGAAGGAACCCAGATCATGAGTAAAATCATGACCAGTCAAGGGTTCAGAGATATCATGATTGAGGTGTTCGATGAAGCTATCTCTACTGGAACCGTAGATCAAGAGATGTTAGAAGCCAAGATTGCCACTGCTTATCACAAAGGCAATCTTGACTTTGATCTCTGATTACCACATTGCCAGCATGGGATGTTTGAAAGGTGCTGAGTATCCTTGACCCGGACCATATGAGTATCCTATGGTTCCTCTTAATACCTTACCCGGCAATGTATCTTTGATCGGGTTCTCCCAATCATAGGTTGTAGCAGCACTGAACCCCAAGAGACCTGTTACAGGATTCTCTTGGATGATGTTTAGAGCGACCTTCATTGATCTCAATGAATAGTTAGCAAACCAGATTAAGCCCATATTCTCGAATGCTCCTCTGGTTCTACCTGGTAAGAGATCATAATCAATGTACTCCTCATTGATCTTATCTAATGCAATATCAGAACTCATCCCCCGGTTCAGATAACTCTGATACAGAACCGCTTTAGATAGGAAATCCCCTAACTGAACCGTGTTCTGCATGAACCGGAAGATAGATGAGTTGGTATCCATTGTGATCTCCCTCAATGCTCTCCTTGCTTTCTCATTCTTGATGTTTCCATAGACATGTTGTTCTATGGCATTCATCATTCCTGTGGTTCTGATCTCTTCTACAGTATCACTCATACCGGCTCCATCTTGGATAGAAGTGAATTCCCCTCTCTCAAGTAAAGGCCAGATAGAGAGTTTCTGATTTCTCTCTTTAATGAAGTCAATCTGTTTAACCAGTTGGGTTCTTCTCTTAATATCCCCTGGTTCCAATGAAGCAAGTTCAGTCTGAAATTGGATTCCTTTCTTCCTGTTCTTGAGATACTCCTGAACCTCCCTGTATGAGACCCTACCATGTACCAGCAACTCTTTGGCAGAGACCCTTCTCATCTTGAGTTGAACCAGGTTAGAGAAGATATTGGCAAGAGCTACCTTACCTGATCTAACTACAATGGTTGATCTTGCAACTTGGACACCTTCCTGTATCCATTTCTCTGCTAACAGTAAGGACTTATACCCAGCTCCTGTCATACCAAAGAAATGATCTAACCATTCTCTGGCTACTTCTGTATATTCCTTATTGAGCCTGTGGTTCCCTGTATAGAGATCACGTACTGAAGCTTGTCTATACCCTAATGCTTGAGTCAATAAATCCTTACGTAAGTAAAGAACCTCTGCACCATATTGTTTCTTAGCATATTCAAGAGTCTCTCTTGGAATCATCTCTACAGCTTCCATGAACACAGGGTCTTTCTTAACTCCACCTATCCGCATATCACGATACATCTGGAGTACATCTACCCAATGTTCTTTAGGTTGGAACCCTTCCTGTGAAGGATGTAATGGACCATGTTCTTTCTTGAACATATCCATGACTCGATCAATGAAATGTTCATTGGTCATCTGAGCTCTGGTCTCTTCAATACTTCTTCCTTTACCAATACCAATCAACATATGAAGTTCTGTTTCAGGGTCAAGCATGTTCATGATGTTCTGGTCTGGTAAAGATTCAAATCCCTTCAACTCTCCTTCTTTGGTAAAGACAGGAATGAAACTTTCAGGATGATTGAATTGATCTTCACTTAGGTTCTGAATGTACTTGACAGAAACCCTGTCTGTATGGATACCCAAGTTCATACCTGAAGTCCATCCAGTCTCTTTATAGACCCCATTTGTGCTTTGGTGGATATCTTGAATAATCCCCTGAGAGAACCGGGATTGAGCATCAGCAGGTAGATAGAAGTAGGCTTTCTTCTCTATATCATTTACTCCTAACCTGCTCACAATCCTCTTGGGGGTCCATGCTTCTCCTTTCATTACCCATCCTCTCCTTTTCATCTCTACCCAATCCTTCTCCTCAAATACCTGAATGGTTTGCCCAGTTCTGGGGGAATATGGGATATGACCTTTAAAGCCCATCTCTCTACCTTCCTTGGTTCTGCTTAGTTTCATTCCTTTCAGGATATTAATGACTTTCTTGATAGCAGTCCCTTCTCTCTCTACAAGTATAGAGATACCCTCTCTAACTTCATCACTCTTGTTTTCATAGGCTCTTAAAGAAACATATTCATCAATCACTTTAGTTTGATTGATATTGCCTTTTGTTTTGAGTTGTTTTGTCTTAGGGTCATATCGACTGATCTCATCAGCATTCCTCAATAACATTGAACCAGGAATACCTGTATTCATATATCGAACTAGTTGATCTGCTTTCTCTAATTGGACAGCAGACATCCTTCTCATTAATCCCCTCGTCCGGTTCCATCTAGCATCCTGATCTTGCAGGAGTTGGAGTATCTCTTCAGAGGAACCTTGGATGGCTGCAATATCTGTCTTCATTAATCCTTCTGTCATTATGGATAGTTCCTCTTTACTGGGAACTTCCTTAAAGTAAGACAGAATGGTTGCAGGTAACTCTTGTCTATATAGCTGTCTGACCTGTTGGGTAGCTGCTTTGTTCTTTTTCATCAGGCTCAAGACATCTCGATTACTGTCTGTCTTGCCAATGACGTCTCTGACAAGCTCCTGAACCACATTTGGAACCTCTGCTGACATCAACAGTGTATTGATGGTCTCTGCCCTATCTTCTGTCTTCTGGGCAGACAGTAATGAAGCAGTTAAGTTCATGGTCTCTCCCAAGAACTTACCCTTCTTGGTGACAGCATTGTCTCTAACCTTTTCTCCGGCCTTCTCAAGGGCATTTGAAGCTCTATGCATGAAGTCTAGCCCTTTCTCATCCAAGCTCCTCTGAAGGCTTCCTAGAGCCCCTAGAGCCTGTTCAGCAAGGTTCTCTTCTCTACGGGCTACAGTCTCCTCCAATGCCTTGATGGTTGCTCTAGCAACTTCATCTACTCTCTTGGGGGGTTTAGAAAACTGACGTTGAATGTCCCTTAACAGACTGGAACCGTACTCTAGGGGAGAGGGTTCAGGTTCTTCATTATAGTTATCCTCTACCCGGTTCTCTGATCTCAATTGGGTAAAGAGATCAACCAGTCTTTCATCCTCATGGATGAGTGGTTGAACCCCTGTGTTCTCGAGGAGAGACAGGAGTTTAGGGTTCTCTGCTAATTGGACTCTAAGAGAAGCAAGGAGATGGTCCCTATCAAGTTCCTCTACCTCTGAGAGAAGATGAGCCAATGACGTATAGGGTCGATCTTCATAGGTCACAGGAGTTCCAAGGAAAGCCCTATCAAGCTTGATGGGGAGAACCGTGGAATGGATGAATAGATTAGGTTCTGATTCAATCCAATCAGGCTCTTGTTCCATTCTCTCTCTGGTTCCAATATCTTCTGCAAAGATAGCGTTCTTTGCTTCTAGATGAACCTCAAGAAGGACTGGATTAGGGGCAGTGAACTCTACTACATGATTGCGGGATATCTCTATTACTTCAGGGTCAACGAGTAATCTACCCCTATCGACTGGAGAAACACGATCAAATGCTTCTTGAACTATGGATTGAAAAGGTTCATTAGTAAGTAAGAGAGGAATAAATACCTTATGGAACCTGGAACCAGGGATGCTATTGAGATAAGTCTTTTGTGATTCAGGAAGTAGGGAATACTCTAGGAGATTCATGAACCTTTCTGACATAGAGGATAGCTCTGGGGTATTTAACACCTGGACTGCATCATTGGTATCCAGTACAGCATATACATTGATAAAGGTTTGATGCTCTACTTCATCAAAGCTGAACCCTTGAGCCTTGAGGCTCAATAGTTCGTCTTCTGCATTCTCTAAATGATGAACTACTTGATTGAACTCATAAGTAGGTCCCAATACATCATCTCTCTTCCTTACTGCACTTTGTACCATTCCTTTTAATACATCCCTGGCTTCCTCAAGATGAATGGAGGTAGGTGCTGTATGGAATAGAACCCCAGAGGATTGGATGTTGGTGGATTCATTGGAAAGAAGAACCGTATGGAATAACAGTCCATCGTACATAGTGTTAGTGGTAGCTTCTTCTATATTCTTATCCAGACCCAATAATCTCTTGATGATCTTTAAAGCAATTCCCTTAAATGTCTCACGTGAATTGAATGCCTGTAGGATTGCTTTATGGTCAGTTAATCCATATGCAACAAACTCCATTAACTCTTCTGCTCTTGAGGAGGTATTGGATTTAATCTGTTGAACCAAGGCTTGTACTTCTGGTTTATCACTCTTAAGAATCCTGTCATACATTTGGTTCAATCTATTGATTGATTCTCTTGCTTCTTGACTAAGTGACTCTACAGGAGTGCTCAAGACTTGATAAGTAGCAGCATGAATCAATTCATGAACCAGAGCATTATCACTGTGGTTCCTTGAAAGATATATAGTATTGGAACCTCTGTCAAAGGCAGCATCATTACCTGCCATGATTACATTGTTGTCTGTAATGACAATACTTGGGGTTCTATTGTTGGATGTGAATGTCTTGAATAGGGTATTGACTATGACATTGGAATCATCAGGCAAGGTTCTATTGTTAATCCATGCTCTAACATTCTCTGGCTCAATGACTACCTTGGAGTGGCTGGATTCTGATTGAGTCAGATAAGGCTGTGCAGCTCCTCCCATATGGTCAATAGAGTAAGGAGTATTAGAGAATGTGAATACAAAGTTCCCCCTTCTGGAAGCTAATTCTTCTAAGGTCTCATAGATAAGTGCAGGTTCCCTTTCTCTTGTTGCACTATTTAAGGTAGTCATCCCCTCTACATTAAGCTCAAAGAGCTCATCTACTCTTCTTAAGGAATCCAGATAATCCTTATATATGTTTGTCTGAGCTACTTTCTCTACTCCCCGGTTCAAAAGTTTGGAATAAGCAATAGCATTAACAGGAGAGACATTAACACCGTCATGGACTGCTTCTACTCCTTTCATCTTTGATGCTGCTTCCTGTAATACCCTGACATCCCCCATCCCTTGAACAGACTTGGCCAAGATAGAAACCCCTGATAAGGAGGGGAGATGGAGATAAGGGGCATATCCTTGGGTCTTGCTCCCTTCAATATAGGTAGCAAACTTGGGTAATTTAGTTTGAACCTGGCTACCCCATTTCATGAAGGGGATGTTGTTCAGTCCATTATTGGTAATGCTGATTCCTTGTTCTTTATAGGTTCTAATAAGAGACTCATAAGCTCCTTTGGTCATCATATCCTTAGGACCAATGATGCCTGCTTTTCTCTGCTCATTGATTAAGGCTTCCATATCCTTATTGAACCGGGAGATTAAAGCTTTATCTATGATCTCATTAATCCTGACCAACTCTTTGGCATTAGCTAATGCAGGACCAAATCGAGTATCTAATTCATTCCTGAATACTTCAGAAAATACCTCTGTATATGTATTCTTGATCTTGGATATCTGTTTTCTGGAAAGAACAGCATTAGGGGTTAACTTGACAGGAGTCTCCAGTAATGCAGTCAAGAATTGATCCCACTGTGCCACCTTAGCCCTGGTTCCACTAACTCCTGTTTGCCAATCATTAATATCCTTCTGCATGGTTTTAATCATCTCATCTGCATGGATATTAGCTACAGCCCTATCTCCTGCTCCATAGGTTGTAATCATTACAGGGTCTTTGAATGCATTCCTGTTGAACCAGAGTTCGCCATCTTCAATGTAAGCTCCTTCTACAGCTTCTGCTACCTGACTAAAGAGAACCTCTCTAAGTTCAGGTGCAACATCAGAGGTACCAGCAGTAAGGAGTTCCTCAGAAACTCCTTGAGCAACCTCTCCATAGAAATCAGGTCTGCCATCTGCATAGATTTCTGCTTGACTTACCGGTTCAGACGAAGGAGTCAATCCTCCTAACTCCATAAGATGTTTTGTCTTCTCTTCAAATGGGCTATCTGTTCCATAGATCAGAGTCAGCATGGTAGGACCACTATGTACCCCATCCAGCTCTAGATACAGGGAACTTTCAAATGATTCTGTAGGATTATCTAAATACTTGAATACTTCCATCCCTACATGAATCATTAAAGGAGAGTAATCTTTCTCCCCAAATGCATTGACAAGCTGGTTCTTCATCTCTTGACTGAACCAGGGAAGATTACCTTGTTTTTTAATCCTGTTAAACTTGGTCAATACAGGTTTAATAGCTTCCCTAACTTGATCTCTGGTCATCTTGGCTGGCTTACCACCAACAGCCTGTAGAACCCCTCTGAAGAAATGCTCCATATGCTCTGGGTTCTTGGGGTCAATTGTGTTATAGGTGGCTAATACCAATTCCCTCATAAGCTTATTCCCTTGAGGGTTGTAGGAACCCTTAAACTGGAACCTGTCTACAGAAGTAGAATTGATATCAAAGAAGATAGGAGTATTGAAAGCATCCTGTCCAGCCAACTCAATACTTAATTTGATTGCTTGGGTTTCTTTAATTGCATTAATGAAGTTGTTCCTTTGTGAATCAACAGCAATCACCACATCTGGATGTGCTTTATGTCTATTAGGTAAAGGAAAGAACCTATCTGCTATCTCTTCAGGAGAAAACTTGTTGACTTCATCTAATACACCTTTATCAATCTTGAATGGGTTATTGGTAATAAGATCATTAATGATCTTTCTCTGTAAAGCATTATTCTTGCTGAACCCATCTACTTTATAGAAACTCGCTTTACCCGGTTCTTTAATACTCCATCCAGACTGATTACCTGCTTCTGTATTCTCTCCTACCATCCTGTTTAATTCTTTAGACAAGATCAAGTCAGAATCAACAATAGGTAGTCTACGTGTATAGAACCAAGGAGTGATCTTTGAATCATTAGGACCCTGTAGGGTTATTTGTTCTTTCTGAATTAGCCCTTTAGATTCCATGTATCTGATAACTTGCAATGACATGGAATGATAGAACCCCTCAATTTTATTAAGAGGCATATCCTTATTCTCTGCTAGGTTCAATTGATCTTTAATACTCTGAGAGATCATTCTCTGAAGCATAGGACCATTTGTACTCTTATCCAAATAGGGCTTAGCTCTATTATATTCAGCACCACTATTTGCTTTGAAGTAATGAGCAGGGAATTGATCTAGGATAGAGGTATTAAATAAAGAAGAATCCCCTATTACCTGGTTCACTACCAGGTGAACAGTATTAACGGCTAAGTCAGATACTTTGGAACCAGTGGAGTCAAGTAACCCCATGAACATATGTTCAGGAAGATCGAGATGATTAGTTCCTCCGGGGTTCTTGTTCTTAACCTTATTAAGACCCCAATCAGGATGATTAGAGTAATCCCCTAACTCCTCTAACTTAACAAAGAACAGAGCCCTGTCCATAATAGGATTACCGGTTCCAGTCAATACATCTAAACCAGTAGCCAGTAATGCTTCTCTTACATCTGGGTATTTCTGGATATAGGCTCTAAGTTCATTCTTGGTCTTGATCTGCTCTCTACTAAGATCAATACCTGCATCTTTGATATCGACTTTCCTGAACCGGTAAGTAAACTGTTCATACATCCTGTCATTCAGGAATTGTTGTACAGATGCCTTACTTGCTACCTTCTTTGCATCCCCTTCAAACATCTCTTGAACCCTACGGTTCAATGTTGCATTAGGGGTAGACCATCCCATAAGATCAGTCTTAAGGAACTCATTCCCCTTCTGGCTCATGACATAAGGGTTCCCTGCTCTCCTCTTAGAAACCTTGAATAGGTCTTTCCCTTGATGGAACAGGTTCTTGGTAGATGCTTCTACATCTGTTTGTGTCTCTTGAGCCAGAGAGCTCAATACAGCTCCTCTATCTTCTTCTACAGGCTCCTCAGTCATTGACTGGGGCCTACCTACTGACTCGTCTACAGAATCCTCTCTGAAGGCTTCTGAGGGGTTCTGGATGGGTTCAGGAGTAGGTTCAGGAGCTTTAGCTTGAACCTTGGTAGGTTTAGGGGCTTTAGTAGGCTTAGCAGCAAAATCCCCATAACCTTCTGGGTCAGAGGAAGGATTAACTACTTCTGATGTGGATTGGGTTGGAGGTGACTTGGGTTTAGGAGTACCTACAAAATCACCGTAATCTGTATCCTCCTCTTCCTCTATCTGAGGTTTAGGGGTAGCTACTTTCTTGGTTGCTTTCTTGGGCTTAGTCTCTTCCCCCTTAACCCATACACCATCTTTCTGAGGTTCTATATACCCATTCTCTGAAAGATAGGTAGCAACTTCTCTCTCCCCCATGTTATATGGGGTCTTTCTGTCAGTAGGGATATCTGTAAGGATGGTAGCACCAGCAGCAATCGCCCTATCGAGTTCTTCTTGATTAAAGGGAATTCTGGATGCTTTGTTCTTACCGCCATTGGTAGAGACATGAACTACATCCTCTGCGGTGTAGGAGCCTTTGTTAGCTCTATCTCCCCATGCTTCACGGTATCTGTTTGCATTGGACCCAGGGGAACCTTCGCCTATGAAGGCTGTAGCCTTATCTGTCTTGGCTTGGTCCTTTGCATGGGTCTCTGCCTTCTGGTTCTTAGCCTTAGGTAAGAGAACCCCTCCTGTATCTGTTTTAGGTGTATTAGTTGGAACAGTAACAGGAGGGGGTGAACTCGTTATTTCTTCTTGTTGCAGGCTTTGGCTTTGTTTTGCTCTCTCAATTCCTTCTGAGTCCATCTTGGGTCTTTCCGAGGTCTGCCCCTGCCTCTCTTGGGTTCTTCCTTCTTGGATTGAACCTTGGACTGTACCTTCTTGGGTTCTGATCTCTTGGGCTGAACCGGTTTGGGTTGACTCTTGGGTCGGTTCTTGGGTTGACAAGCCTTCAGTGGCTTCTGTGCTTTCACTGGCTCTGCTTTCTCTTCCAGCATCACGCACAGCTTCTGAACCAGTCTCTGGAGTTGTTTCAACGTTTTCTGTAACATTTTCAGTGTTCCTGTTATTAGGAGTTGATAGGGTTCCTGCCTTAGACATCTTCAGAATTTCATCAGGACTCTTGGTGAAATTCGATGGAATGACTAATGCAGGAACCTTGGATTCTAGCACAGAATTTCGTTGGGCTTCTTCAGGCAAGGAATTAGCCACAAGATCAATCAATGAGTTGTAAGCATTAATGACTGTAGCTGCTTCACCTAAATTAGCCTGAAGGAACCGGATTGCTTTGGGGTTAAAGTTGTTCCAGACCTCCTTGGTCTCGAATTTCTGTAGTCTGCTATCCCTGAAATTACGTGTGACTTGGCTTAAAGACTCATAGGGAACCTTAGCTACTTTATCTCCTTTGCCATATGGAGCCTGTAGAGCTTGAAGGGATGCTTGAGCTTTATTGCTCATATGGGTAGCAAATGCCTGGAAATCTTCTACGCTATTTCCTGCATTCTGCATATCTCCTTTTACCCATTCATTAGCAATTTTCTTTACATGCTGGACAACACTCTTCTCCCATACCTTGACTGCATTTTCTCTAAGCAGCATGGTAGATGCAGAGGCTAATTCTTCAGGGGTTCTACCTTCAAGAGAACTCTGAGCCAAGGCTTCATTAGTCACTCTGAGATTGAGCCTATGAGCCTCTAACTGGAACCGTAAGGCAGCATTGAGTTCTGTACCTTCATTATCCAGAATAGTATTGAGGTTCTCTAATTGTTGGGTAGCACCTTCTGCTGTTAACTTACTGTAGTCATAGTCTCGGGTAGCAAGAGCAAATGCTTTGATTGTATTCTCTGGTTCAACAGTATTAGACTCAATCTGACTCTGTGCTGCTTTATTGATATGACTTTCTGATTTAAGTACTCTTTCACTATTAAAGAGCTTATTCATATTATTGGAAAGAACAAGAGCTTCTTGCTTCTCTTCCTCTGTAATATCTTCCTTATTGATTAAAGATTCCAGTCTTTGCTCTGCTTCAGCCTTTAATTGATAGAAAGCTTCCCCTTTCCTCATGATCTCATTAGGTTCAGTTTCTTTACCTAACTGAACCGCTATCTCTTGAATGGCTCTAGGTAAAGTAGGTTTCTTTACCTCTACTTCTTGAACCACTTCCTGAGCTTCTTGGGGTAACTCTGTAGGTTCATATTGCATGGTTCCTTGAGTGTCTGACTTCTCTGTCTCCTTAACCTGAAGGGTTCTGGCTACATTACCTGCAACCTTACCTGCTGCTTGAGCCGTAGCTGTAGCTACATTGGTAACATCACTGACTCCTTCGGTCAGAACCCTTCTTCCTCCTGCAATGGCGACTGGGGTACCAATACCTCCAATCAGACCTTGTGCTGCACTCTCTCCTACGCCTTCTGTAAGCTCCTGTGAGGGGTTTACAGTCCTCATGGCTACATTACCTGCATAGGTTCCAGAGATGCCCTGTATAAACTCCTCTGTGCCTTCTGAGAGCATCTCTCTACCTAACTCCCCCCATGTTCTGTTAGACAAAGCAGGAGCTGTACCTCTACCCAATGGAGCTCTATTGAGCCAGCCTCCTAATGCGGATGCAGCTAGGGTTGGAACCAGGGATGTAGACACTGCTGCTCTGGTTGCTGTAGTGATGAGTTCATCTTTAGCGAGCTTTCTGGCTTGAGCTTCACTCTTGCCTTCTGCCATATGTGCAATGAGCTTTCTGTTGTATTCAGGACTGATCTCCATGAGTTCTTCATGACTCATGGCTCCAATCTGGTTACTTACATCTGAGATGGTTCCTCCAAGCTCCATAGCAGCAATACCGGGCATTGCCAATAGGGTTCTATTGGTGACTGTATCTGCTATACCAGGGACTCCTTGTGTAAGTCTGTTAAGACGATTAATGTTATTAGCTGTCCTTGCTGCTACCTGCTCTTGGAGAACTGCTGTTGTTGTTGGGGCATATCTTGTAAGTTGATCTGCAATTCTTGCAGCTTGGGCTTCTCCTCTTGCTGTTTGAGCCGCAATGGAAGGAGCTATTGCTCTGGTTCTAGCTGAGGTTTGAGCCAGCTTGGATAAGGCATTAGCTGCTTTACTGGTTTGTCCTATGACAGGGATAGAAGCTGCTGTAGAACCTACGCCTTCAGCAATGAACCCAGTGACTGAAGCTGTGTTTTGAGATGCAAAGGTATCAATGAAGTTCCTGCCCATCTCTTTAAGATTGGCTACTACTGAACCGGTTCCATTGGCTCTTTCTTCATTACGTAAGGCTCTGTTGTCTCTAACTCTAAGACCCAGTTCAAGATCACTTAACTCTGAACCCATGACTCCTGCATTTGATCTTGCTGATTGGGTTAAATCACTCACCCTATCAGATGCTGAACCTAAGACTTCAGAGACAACATTAGGTTGGGTTCCTGCTCCTGATGCAATGAACCCTGCTGTATCAAACAATCCTCTGGCAACTCCTCCTACAATCCCTGTTGTAGCATCTTGAAGTAAATCAACAGGAGATTGTTTTGAATCCTGCAATAAAGTAGAAGCACGGTTCATTGCCTCATCATGTGAACCCCAATAAGCATTAGCTGTTTCAAATCCATACTTATCTACTAATTGCTGTGGGGTTAATGTTCTGGCATCTCTCTCCACAGGAGAAGCAGAACCCATGCCTATCTCTTTATCCTTCAATGCTGTCCATGAGGAAGGATTCAAATTAGCTAATTCATTTCTATCCTCCTCACTGGCTCTAGTGAGTTCAGGTTGTTTAGGGAGATTAGAGAGAAGTGAATCCAGATAAGAGGTAGACATGGGGTTTATCCTGAATGTATTAACGAGAAAGAGGAATATTCAAGGTTTCAGAGATTTTCTCTAGAACCTCCTGAAGTTCGCCTCTTTTAACTTCTGCTTGTGCTCTGGCTCTTTTGGCTAAAGAGCTTTGACGTGTGCGGGTATATTCCTGTGCTCTGTTTGTATGAAGGGCTAATTCCTCAAGGATACTCGTGTAGCTATCTTTCAATGCTGCTGTTTCAGAGAGCCTGGTTAGATAGATTTCAGGGGATTGTTCTTTGATGACATTAATACCAGCATCAATAGCTCCTTGGTCCATTCCTTTACCTAATTGCCACCAACTCCCTTCTTGCCCAATCCCTGCCATCTCTCCAATGGTTGCAGCTTGAGATGCATTGATATTAACTCCTCTCTTCCTTGCTTGCTGCATGATACTCCTGATGTTTCTCTCTGCTGTTGTATAGGCTTTCCTCTCTTCAGGGTTCTGGGTTTGAACCCCTGTGAGGTTATATCTATCCTTCAGAACCTGAGAGAGGGGGATATTGCTGGATGCATCTCTTGAAAGAAGTAAGGGGAGATAATCAGTAGAGGCTTGAATAGTTCCTTCAATCCTAGAGATCATCCCATCCCCAATTACCTTAAGTGAATTGATTTGAGCCGGTGTAGGGGGGCCTTCAACAAATCTGGAGGGAAGTTTATATACACTCCTTTCTTGTTCTTGTTGTTGGTTCATTACTTCCCTTCTTTCTTGCATATTCAATGACTCTCCCTGGTTCCTTGCTGCAATCTCTTGAGGGGATGCTTGCATGATTTGTCTGAACTGTTGGGGAGAAATATCTAGAGCAAGATCACCTGATGTTTCCCCTTGAACCAGTGCTGCTGCTACTTCATAGGTAAAAGGCATCCTCCTTACAAATTGATCTCTGCCTTCGGCTTCACCTTGATTATATGCTTCACTCATTCTTTCCTTAAGAGCTTCTACTCTAGGGTTCTTACTTTGGGAACCAGGTTTGAGTGAAGTCCATGTATTCACCAGTCCTGAATATCCTTTACTGCTAACCCTATCGTTATACAGTCTTTCTGCAATCTTGATTTGAACCTCTGGGCTGAAGGCAACATTATCTGCACCTTCCCCAAATACCTTTCTTGAATACTCTTGCAGGGTTTCTTTAGTAAAGTTCACTGAACCGAATGCAGAACTGGTTCCAGAGTATTCCTTGACTGCAGGTTGTACATATTCTGTGATATCTCCAATACGGACATTTTGGAGATCAGTTCTACCAAATCTTTCATTTGCAATGGAGTCCCATGTATCTCTTCTAGATTGTGAAGTCGCTCCTGTAGGTCTTGCTGCATAACTATGCTGACCACTATCCAATCTATTAGCTCTTCCCCTGGTTCCTAGATAATCAGAGAGATTCTCTGGAACCCCTTCCATACCAAACAATCCTCTTTGAACCTCTGGATTAGTCACAGCAGCTTCAGTAATAGCTTTACCTATTGCTGCTGTTCTTTCTTCTTCAGGGAGTTCATTAATCCGGCTCCAATCAACAGAGGAAACTAATGCATCTCCTGCTTCAGGGTTCTCTTCCCTGAAGGTATGGATACTATGAATCAATGAGGAACTGTTTCTCTTGTCTTCATTGGTAAATAATCCAGTTAACCAATTAGTAGAGTTATCTACAGGTAAGGTTCCTTCATGTAATGCCTGTAATGATTCAGGAGAATCAAATAATTCTGTAAGAGATACAGCTTTACCTTGTGGGGTTCTGGTAAAGGAAATATTACCTAATCCTGTAGAGGATACCCCATAAGCATTCCCTGTTCTTTCAGGGGCAAGCTCATTCAACAAATAATCAAAACCAGCATTATTTTGTGTATACGTATCTGAACCAGGAAGGGCAGGATTAATATATTGACTTCCTTCCCTTCTCCATTCAGGTACGGCAACTTCACGCAATCTATTAGATGGAGTAAAGTCATCACTCATTGGAACCGGAGTATTGGATGTTTGAGAGTATGCTTCTCCATTCTCATCTTCATAAAGAACATCAGGAAATGTAGTAAACATAGCTGAACCATAGGTATCTTTAAAGAGATTATCCATCTCTGCCAATACCCCGGTTCCCATCTGTCCTGCTAATGCTCTCCCTTCCTCTGCTGCTGCTGAATAATCAGCACCATGTTTCTTCAACAATGCATCCATCAAAGGGATAGCTTGCTGTCTATTAGCCTCTCTCTCCTGCAATCCTCTGGTCCCTATCTCATTCTGAACCCCAGAGAGCCTATTGGCATTATCTGATTGGAACCTGCTGTAGAAATCCTCACCTAATCTAGCAGATGTCCTTGCATCAATCCCTGCATCCAATGCAGCTACAGCAGCACTTCTAGGGTCAAACCCTTCTTGATTGGATGCTCTGACAAGATCACTTCCTACAGCACCATAGGCTCCCCTTAATGCTGTCTCATCATTCATCTGCCTACGGTTCTGAACCAGTGAAGGTAGATTCTCCAAGGCTCCTGCATAAGCAGTTAACCCTTGCGTATTCACATGCTGACCTAGCTTACCTAATGAATCCAGAATACTGGTCTTACCTGGTTCAAACGCTTCAGGGTCCTCCAGAACCCCAATCAAGGCCCTATGCATGGCCTTGTTAGCATTCTCCTCTCTCATCTTCTGGGTGTTACTTAGTAGATCACCCATTGCTGTAGCAAAGTTATCAGCAAATCCTCCTGGTAACTCAAGCTCTGAACCGCCTTTTCTGGCAGTAACAGGTACATTGTCCCAAACGATATCTCTTCTGGTTGCCATGATGGCTCTCCTAAGGTCTGTAGAGGGTTCAGAGAGCGTTCTGAACCCTAGGGTGATAGGGTAGATGCTCTCTGTCTCTACATGAGCCTTAGAGAAGCATAGAGAAGCTCTTAGAGAGACTTCAGTTCATTCTCTTTACGGTACTGCTTGGCTTTGTCTTTAGCTTCCTGTTCAGACATATCCCCTCTACCAGCATAAGCAGTGGTGTATCTTTCTTCAAGCCTTCTTCCATAATCCTGAACAGCATTACGCATGTTCTGAGTATCCATTGCAATGTTGTGGTTAACTTGTTTCTTAAAGGCTTTTGATTGGTTGTAGGAGCCAAAGGCTGTAAGGAATGAACCCAAGGATTGAAGTCCAGTGGTAGCCCATTGCCCATAACTCAATCCCCCAAAACCACCATCACCTCCATAGAGGGATTTACCTAACCCGGTTCCAGTACCTAAGGTCTGAACCGATGCAGATGCAGGTCCTGTAGAAGTAGGGGTCGTGAACGCTGTAGTAGGAGATTTGATGTTAGGGATTGGAGAAAGTGATCTATCCAATGGAATCTGTTCTCTCCCTACTCCCCACTGGTTCATAGGGCTGTTATATGGAGCCAGGAGGTTAGGAGTGTTATTGAGATAAGCTCCTTGGGGAGCGTAGCCTTGATAGGAAGCCATGATGTAATCCTCTAAGGGTTAGGAAATCCCCTTCAAGGGGAGGTGAAGTGTGAACTCGGGTGAGTCCAGCAAGAAGGTAATGGATTGATCTGCTATGTCTGAACCTGTCGCTAAGGTTCGATTCAAGAAGGAGTCTCTAGATTCCCCGTTCATCCCTTCTCGGATGATATCAAGAAACTCACCTGGATCGATAATTGATTTTACTTCATAGAGCTTGGTGTATATCTCATCCCAGTATTCTTGACTCTCTTTCTGGTATGCCATCCATTTCTGTTGTGTTTCTTTTATCTTAGCTGTGTAGTATTGAGAAACACTACCTGCTATTTGGGATGACATGGCTAATAGATTAGGGGCCTGTGTGAGATTGCCTAATGAATTATTACCACTAAAGTTACCTGTGTATGCAGTGATGAATACATAAGCAACTACAGCAAGCCAGTATCCCCATTTCTGTCCAAAGAGTTTGACTGCTACCCAAGTTAATACTTTAAGTAGGATGATGCCTATTACCATCTTGATAGCAATAGATGCAACTACAGAAGCTATAGCACCTGCTGAAACACCACCTGCTGTTATCCCACCTGCTGATACTACGCCTGCTGGGGGGATAAGAATAGTGACAACAATGACTAGAATAGCCAGAACCCATCTAAGTCCTTTCTTCTTTCTCTTGGTCTTTACATAAGCATGAACCGCTAACCAACTACCTTCAGTAGCCAATTGAGTATAAGAGATTAATCCTGCTTTCTTTAAAGCAGAGGGAAGAATAGGAATAATGAGGTCTGAATCTTTACCAAGACCTATATTACCTCTACCAAGTTTCTCATCATTAAGATCACCTTGACCTGATATATTGAGAATGTACTCACCTTTAAATATAACAACCCTCTCTTCCAGTTGTCTTATCTCGATTGCTTCCCATGAACTGGAATTGATTTGATGATAGATGATACAAGAATATCCAGAGTATTCCAGTTTAGGTAAACCAGGAGGAGTTACAGTTTTATCAGGGTTATTCTCCCAATCATCTATCTTCTTATAGAACTCATTTCCATTAAATACCCTATATCCTCTCTCTGGAACCCCTGGATATAGAGCCCCGGTTCCAGAGAGGTATTGCATCCCATCCCAAGCAAACTGCAATTCAAACCCCATATTAGGGGCATTGCTTTTGTATTTAAATGTGGTTCTAGATGAAGGTTGTGGAGGTGTTGGAGGAGTAGGTAGAGGAATGCCTACATAGTTCTGTGGGTTCTGTTCCCTATCCTTCATGAGTGCAGCATAGTTGGCTACAGCTTGCTCATATTGAGCCAGCTTGATTGCCATATCTGAACCCCCTGATTGGGAGTAGAACTGCTGAAAGAAATACCAGAGATATTGAGCCAGGTTCTTTCTATCTCTGTTATGCCCATTAATCCCTACACCAAACTTAATAAAGATGTAGGAGAACTTATCCCAATCAGCTTCTTTCTTTACTTCCCTCAATATCTTCTTTACATTCATATTGATCTTCTTTCCTACTTGTGTGATCTTAGGCCACATGGATGGAACCAAGGAGCTGATCTCCTGATGGTCTATCCGTAGAGGAAGGAATGGGAAGAAAGATTCAGAGTAGGTATTGGTTTGTTTTGAGGTATTGATAATAGCATCTAGAGAGCCATTACCGGTTCCATTGATATATGCAATGACCTTCATCTCTGAAGGACCATATGCATAGATCAGATTATCCTGCTTTTGGTAATAAACATAGTAAGGGTCTGTCCCTTTAATTGGAGCTGAGGGTGTACCTGTATTGGGATACCTCACTTCATAAATAATAACGTTGCTTACGCTACCATTTGTAGTTTGTACCTCTCCCCCAATAACATCACCTGTTTGGAAAGGTACACCTGGTTTGTTATAGATATACTGTTCTGGGTAATAGCCATTAACCGGGTCAGTAGGTATGTAAGAAGAAACCAATGTATACCCTGAATATGGTGGAATAGGTACACTGGTTCCAGGTAGAGGTCCTTCCTGTGTTTGGGTGTATGTTTTAGGGGGTGGTTGTATGAACTTCCTATAAAGGCAATACAACCCCTCACTACTAGTATTGGGAGGAGGAGCTGGGATATGTATCTCTGGGATAATAGGATCACCAGTGACTTCATCTATAACTGAGTATTCAAATACTGAAGTAGTCTCGTTGTAGTTAACAGCAAAGTTCATCTCAAAGATGTAAGAGTACTGGGGGTTTAAGCTAAGGTAATAGAACCCCCAATCGTAGAGAGATATATCCCCTACTCGTACATCTAGTATTTCTGCTACTTCATTGAACCCTAACTGAGTATTATCGATATAGTTCTTTGTTTGAGTCTGTATTTGCTCTACGTTATAGGAAACAAACGATAATGGAGTTAGGTTAATCCAAGGAGTAATCCCCCTATTCTGAGAGAATAGAGGGATTCTTCTGTATGCCATACCATGACCAAAGATGTATTTCTCCTTGAACATCTCCCCCATTGGGGTCTCAGTAATCGTAGCTCCTAGGATGGAAGCATTGAGGTACTTACCTCTGTTCTCCCAAGTCCCATTGAGGTTATTCACCCCATAAGCTACAACTATAACTCGTCTCTTGGTCATAGTAACTGATTCAGTTACAGAGCATTGTTGGCTTTAACTGTATTCAATACAGCTTGAACCGTAGTGTCAGGTGCAGGGTTAAGCATACCTACGCCATCCAATACACTGAACCGGGTAATGTAGAGTTCAGTGAATACCTTGGCTGCTTTAGTCTCTGCATCTCTCTGATAAGCAATGATCTGCTGGTTGTAGAGGTCTTTCTGTTTACCCAACAATCCAAGTACAGGAGAACCATCTGAACGGGTATCAGAGGATTGGGCTCTGGTTGCTTCTCTCTGCTCATCCTGTAATGCTTTCTGGGTAGGGAGCATCTGAGTATTGTTATATGCCTCTGTCTTCACCTGCTCAATGACCAGATTCCTTTGAGTAGGCAACATCTGAGTTCCAGTGTAGTTAGCAATTACTGTATCTGCTTGAACCTTGGCTTTCTGAGCCGGGAGCATATCACTCAAGGTAAAGACATCAATGTTCTTTTCAGCATTGATCTTAGCTACCTGTGCAGGAAGGACATTATTTCTGTTGTATTGTTCAGTCAGTATCTGCTCCAACACCATGTTTCTTTGTGTTGGAAGCATCTGGGTTCCAGTAAATACCTCAGATACTGTCTCTGCACTTAACTTAGCTACTTGAGCCGGGAGAAGTGAAGTATGGGTATAGGTTTCAGTCTTGGTCTCTTCAATGATCTTATTCTTTTGAGTAGGCAACATATCACTATGTTGATAAAGATCAAGAGTAGTTTCTGCATCAACCTTTAATTTCTGAGCCGGTAAGAATGTATTGAGTTGATATGCATTAAGGGCAGTTTCAGAATCTACCTTAAGCTTTTGTGCCGGGAGCATTGAGGAGTGGGTAAACACTTCAGTTGCAGTCTCTTCAAGAACCTTACCCCTCTGTGCTGGGAGCATTTGAGTATGTGTGTATACCTCTGTTGTTGTTTCCTCTAGCACCTTATCCCGTTGTGCAGGTAGCATTTGACTATGGGTAAAGATTTCTGTAGCAGTCTCCTCTACAATCTTATCCCTCTGAGCCGGAAGCATATCATTATGAGTGAATACCTCCGTCAGAATCTCTTCATCTAACTTAGCCTTTTGAGTAGGCATCATGGTTGAATGGGTATAAACCTCTGTAGCAGTTTCTTCAATAATCTTACCCCTTTGAGCCGGTAACATCTGGCTATGGGTATAGATATCAATTTTGGTCTCTTCCTCAATCTTTATCTTCTGGGTAGGAAGCATTGAAGAATGTGTAAAGATTTCAGTTGCTGTCTCTTCAACTACCTTGGTTCGTTGTGCAGGTAGCATTTGGGAGTGTTGGTAAATCTCTGTAACAGTAGACTCATTAATGTTCGATGATTGCATGACCTTATTAGCAAAGTCTGCCTTAAGGTTATTCTCCTGCATCTTAAGTTCTGCATACTTAAGCTTGGTCAACTCCATCTCTATCAAGATACCCATAGCCTGCATACGGGCTACAACAGCCTTCCAGAAGGCATCATCACTCTGCATAAGGAACAGTACCCCATTGCTCATACAGGCTTCTAGAGCCGCTGTATAGAGCTTGGAGTACTCTGCTCCTGTAATCCTGTTGTTCTTGTACTCATCCTTAAGATGAGCCTTGACGGTTCTCATCAAAAGGTCAAAGACCCCTTTACCCTCTAGAGTCCCTTCAGTCAACTTATCAGGAGTGACCTTCTCTGGGGTATTCCAGAGAGGGTCATTGGGGTCAAAGATGATGTTCCACTTAGGGTCATTCCAATCAATGACTGGAACCGGGAAGGAAATCCCGTTAGTGAGGTAGTCATAGATATCTTTACCTTTGACTGCTACTGGTGTAGACATAACGAGATTCCTGGTTCAACAATGTGGTTGGTTTATTCAGCAGAGGCTCTTTGCTGTTGTGCAAGTTCTTCAAGTTCTTCTTTAGACAAAGAAGGCAGAACCTCAAGAGAGAACTCTGGGAGCCACTGCTGCTTAACAGTAATGGTTTCTCCTTTACCTTTACCTCTTTGAGTTGTGATATTGAGAAACTTACGATCTTTCAGAAAGTCATACACAATCTTGGGAATGTGGTACCCATTATCCGTAGCTTCCCCAAAAGGGATGAACTTACGGACAACCCCAATCTCACTATTACCCACAGTGATGATCTCTCCCGGAAGATCAGCTTTCTTGGGGTCAAGATTATTAATCCTGCATCGAACCAAGGCCAATGCAGGATTTAATGCCGGGTTATTACTTGCTGCAACGACAGCTTGAGGAGTGGAGTACATAGGTTCTGGTTCCTGAAGTTTGGTGTTAGGTGTCTCTGGAATAGGGATGAACAAATCTTGCTGGATGGGTTCCTTCCATTGTTTCTCCTCTAGTTTCTTCTCTTGTCTTTCTTCTGTTTGAACCGGGATAGGTTTAGGTTCTTCCTTCACTGGTCCCAACTTTGCTCTTTTCTTCATCTCCATTTCTTCCCTGTGTTTCTTTCTCTTCCTATAAGCAGCATTCCATGCAGCTCTTTGTTCTTTAGTGGGTTTTGGTTTTTCTTTAAGTGGCATAGACATAAATAACTCTGTCCTCATCGTTAGATGGTAAAAATCTCCCCTCCTTTCCAGTATCGACTCCAGAAAGAAGGGGAGACCTCTCTACTTCAGGTTAGAGAGGAAACCTTATTGCGGTTCTTCAATCTCATTACCTGTTTCCAATACATCAAACAGATCATGGAGAAGGTTAATGAAGTTATCCCCAAAAGGAGTTCCTTCAGAGTATTTCTCAAAAAGAGCCTGTTTCTTTTCTTCGTAATTCATAGTAGTTCTCCTGTTAAGTTCTAGCATGGTAGTGGGATTACAGCGGAGCAACACATTTAACAACAGCAATACGTTCAGGACGACGGATGAGAGAACCGTAGTACCACTTAATGGAGCTAAAGCCAATCTCCCCATACGGGTCTCTGAAGCTTGCAGTATCCATACCCGGCATCTTGGTCATGACATCAAACTTGAGGGTCTTACCATCAGTCTGGAACCCGATGGTATTAAAGGCATCATCACCAACAACCATGATGTTATGCACATCATATCTACCACCACTATTCCTCCAAGGGCCTGAAGTGTAGACAGCACCTGCACCAGCAGCATGCAACATCTCAGGAACCAGTACGAACCGGAAGCTATCAATACTGCCAATCTCCCCATTAAGGGTCGTAGCTCCTGCTGCATACTGATGAACCGGGATGAAAGCAGGACGGCCAAAGCTATCGGTCATCTGCTTCAACCAAGGCACCAACTCAGAACCCACAAAAGCAACACGACAATCAGGAATGGTTCTGGTATCAATATTTCTTGAACCAGTGATGATCTTGGTCTGTTTCGGGGTTCTGTTATCAGTCAGAATCTGGTCAAGACGAACCAGGTCTGCATAGGTCAAGGTGGAAGTCGCATCAATGGTTGCATCAGAGGTAGCAATACCCGTATACAACATGGTCCCTGCATTGGCTCTCAGGTCCATCTGAAGGGCTGCTTCAGTCAATTGACTTGCACCATTCATCAGTTCCCGAGCAAGGTGTTCTCTCAGACCTTCATCAGAATCAAAGTTCAATGCTTCTTGAGAGAACTCATAGAAGAACCCAAACTTGTTCAATGAACCTTCACGCAAGATACGAGCAAAGCCTACACGATTCACTCGTCCACCATTCTCACCAAGAGCCGGGAGTCTGGAAGTGATCGTACCCACATCTCTGCTGGAACCGTAGAGATTGCCATCAGCAATCACAGCACCAGTTGCATCAAGACCTTGGTCATTGATGTTGCGATCATCAAGCAGAGGAACATATTCATACACCTTCATCGTCTTACCATAGTGCTTAGGCATATCCAAAGCATTGGCAAGTTGACTGAAGTGCTGCTCTTTCACTGCATGAATGATTGCATTCTTGAGCCAGAAAAGAGAACGAACCTGCTCCGAAGCGTTACCTACGTCAACAGTAGACGTATTCAAACCGTTTACATAATTAAGAGCCATGATGGCATCTCCTATTAATTAAAAGAAAAGAAAAGTAGGGGGTTATACCTGTTGGGACATGAGCTTTAAGAAATCATCATCACTCATGCTCAAAGGATTTGGTACTGCTGTACCTGTTGTCTTCTTGGATGTATATCCAGTGGAAGCAGCAGATGCTTTTTGATGGTTGCCTACACTTGGTTTCTTTTGAACGGTTTTGGCAACAGGTTTAGGATTGTATTGGTTCTCTGGATTCAGGAACCGGTTCAGCTTCCCTTGCTTATACAAGTCCTCACTTGCGTCTCTATATACAGAGATGAAAGGAGCATTGGGAGCGACTTTACCTAACATCTTTGCTCTTTCAATCTCACTGACCACATAGTCATACAACCCGGATTGTTTCTGTTCATAGAGAACATGGAAAGTCGCAGGTTGTTGCCACAGAATATCCTTACTTTGGTTATCCCAATCCGTATGCACCATACGAAGAAGTTCTAACCCATTAGGAAGTCCTTTAATTTCTTCAAGTGTTTCATTGAATTGGATTTCATTATCTGACACTTGATGGCTTTCGGGAGTATACCCCTTCACTTCTTCATCATCAAGATCAACGTCCATAGGGTCAATAGAACCTTCCTTAAGAAGTTTACCGATTGCCCCCTTGTGATTCTTACTTAGATCAATCAACCAGTTGATCTTTCCTTCATCTAGTAGATTGTTCTTCTTTAGCGTTTCTACAATCTTTCTATGTGGAGCCATCTGTTGCATCTTCTGGGTGTAATTAGCCCCAAGCTGCATCAGCTTAATGATCTCTTCTGCACTTCTGGTCTGAATACTTTTCCCATTCGCCCTGAAAGGGGTAGTCAGTCTCTTATAGAACTCTTCATAGTCCACAGAAGCTTTCTCTTCACCATCCTCTGTAACGTTCCCAGGAGCCTCTACGGGCTCTCCCTTGGGTTTGATGCTAGGGACATGAGGGTCTACCTCCCCTTCCCCTTCAGACTCCGATTCAGGAGCTTCATCAGGGTCCAGATTGGGATCACCAGAGCCATCCTCAGGGATTTCTTCAATAGGTTCTTCAGGGTCTGGTTCCTCAGTTTGCTCTTGAACCGGGAGAGCAGATTGTTCAATGAGTTCTTCATCAGGGAGTGCAAGGTAGTTAGTGGTGTCATTCATAACAGTTGATGCCTTTACAGGTTAATCACGGTGGGAGGAGATTAATTCTTCATGAAGTGCTTCAAGATCAGATTGAGCTTGATAGCCTTCTTGTTCTATGGTGTTCAGATAATCAAAGAGCACATAAGGAGCTTTGATCTGAACCCAGTCAGTTGTATCAGGGAGATCATTTGAACATTCGAGTACCTTGAGTTGTGAGAATCCATTGATAAACCCATCCTTAACCAGCTTCTTGAAGTCAGAGTTCTCATTGAGTCTCTTAACGCATTGAGCCAACTGTATTTTCAAGAGGAGCTGGTTCTTGAGGGTTAGTAAGTCTTGGTGTTCCGACATTGGGACCTTCCGGGATTGGGTTTAGATAAGTAGAGGGTTGTTGAACCGGGGAAAGAGCAGATGCTTGGTTATTGGGTGTAGAGACATTGACTTGATTCATCATCTCTACCATTTGGTTATACCCAATTGCTGCTTCTATCTCTGCTGGGGTTTCATCCAACTTACGGTTCTTGGTGAGTGCTCTGGTAATTGCCAGGTTCTGATTACCTCTAGCTTGAGCCTGTGCAAGGTCAACTGCTTTTTGATGTTTGGAACCAGAGGCAATCTCTTGAGTATTGACCATACTCTCTTGAGCCTGTGCTTGAGCTTCCATTGTTCTTGCTTTATTCATCTCAATCTGGCTCTTAAGGAGTTCTACCTGAAGCTGTGCTTGCTCTCTTTGCAAAGCTTCCATCTCCTCATCTCTCTGTGGTTCCCAGGTTCTCAGAGTCTCTGCCAATTCAGGCATTCTCTTCAATTCTGCAATCTCAGACAGGATGGTCATGGATACCTGTGAATCCATATTAGGACCCATTGTCTGAAGCATGAACCCTAGGTCTTGAGCCTTCTGGTTATCTACTTCAATCGTAGCAATGTCTACATCAAGATCAAAGTTACCTTTAAGGTCTTTACGTTCAATCAATACAAACTCTGTATTGGTGACTCGAACAATCTCTTCTTCAGAAAGGAACTCATAGTTCATTGAGATGATCTTCTGACCTATCTCAATAATTCCTTGAGCCAGTCTCCTCAGGATTGCCATCTCCCTTCTACCTGCTGCATCCAGTACTCCTTTAATCCCAGTAGCTACATCACCATAGGATGTACTGTTAAGCCCTGTAGAGAATGCCTTAACTCCTGTGAGAGCCTCTGCTTCATTGTTCTGTAGTTGAATCAGATTCAATGCTGAACCAGGGATTTCAGGATACTTGTGTTCAATGAGAGCCATAGCTGGGTTCTGGCCTTGATTGAACTCATAATCCTGTCCATTCTCATACCTTCTCCGGTTCACAGCATCTAGCATTCCTTTCTGGAACCCATGTTGAGCATTGGCTGATCTACCTAGAAGATCAATAATCCCTCTGGTAACAGCACCTAGAATCCTTTGGTTATCTCCCAACAATGCTGCATCCGGTTCTCCATAAAGCTCTCTCTTAACTGGACTGTATGGAACCACAATGAATGGGAGTTGCTCATCTGGGAATGGGTTCAACTCAAGACGGATAAGGGTATTGCCTATCCAAGAAGCCACAATGGGCTTCAGAAGGCCATCTCCATCAATATCAAAGAACCCCCAGTATTCATACACAACTGCCTTCTTACGGCTCTCTCCTGCAATCTGGAACCCTACAGGGGTCTTGGTATCGTGGAGAGGGTCAGTAGGACTGTTCCATTCAATCTGATCGAGATTCTTATAGCGTCCTTGTTTCTTCAGTTCAGCCAGATTAGCTTCAAAAGTCGTAATGACATAGAGAGCCTTATTCAGGTCTCCATTACAACTAGGGTCAATGTAGACGTTATCAGGAGAGAGAACCTCTACGGTAGGTCTGTTCTCTAGAACCTTCTCTATCTCCTGTTCCTCTTCCCCTACCTGAACCGCAACATTAGGGATGCCGCTCTCAAGAAAGAAATCAACTGCTGCCTGAAGTTCAGGAGGGAGATTCATCTTGAACTCAAGTGGGTTTGATTGCCTTAATTGAACCGCTTGTTGAAACTGTTCATTGATCTGTTGGGCAACTTGATTGATCTCTTCCTGAATCCCTTGCTGCATCTCCCCTGCCATCTGATTGATACCTACATCAATCTGGGCCAATGCTTGGGTTTCCGTAGTCTGTAATGTATCTCCTCCCATCTCAGATGTGATCTTAGGAGCCAACATCTGGATGTAATCATCAATTGGATAATGCTCCCATACAGGAGTCATTTCCTTTTCCATCTTGGTATGTCTAGACCAACCAACTCTAACGATTACGGTTCCTTCATCTACAGCACTTCTAATGTAATCATCAATGAACTTAACCCGGCTCAGTTTGGTTCTGAATTGCCAATTCAAGATGACTTCATTCTGCTTAGCTGCTTTCTTATCTTCAAAGCTGACAGGATTAATGCTGAATAGTTTATCCGCTGCAAGGAAGGGTTCAGTCAATGAGCTATACCTCCATTCAGCCTGCTTACGAATCAACTTAGGTTGAACAGAACTTCTACCCTTGACCTTAGGTACAGTCTCTGAACCAGTGCAGTCAATCAGGTTCCTCCATTGGTTGATCTTGACCAATTGAGAGTCATGACTTGTACGCGCATTCTGTAAGTCATTCTTGAGATCATCAAGATCAGGTTCCTGTTTCCAGTCTGTCAACTTCTGAACCGGCTTAGAGAACAGCTTATGAAGTTCTTTCTTATCAATGTCCATTCAGGATTTCTCTTGTTGTCTGGTGCTCTTGTTCGCACAGATAGAGTCTGTTTTTCCACTCTGAAGCATATTGCTTGAACTCCTTAACCAATCTTCTGCCCTCAATAAGAGACTCTGCCAATTCTCCTGCATGATTGGCGAGACATAACTGGGAGTCTCTGGAACCTGTGGACAAGGAACGATAATGGGAGGTTCTGGCTTCCTGTTGTGACAACCTGTTAGTGTAATCAGTATGGATATCAGAAAGAGCTTGTTCATGTGCTTTATCTCTCTGGTTCAATTCCTCTTGCAAGGACTGAACCAGTGTGGTTAGGGTCTCTTCTTTATTCTGGGTAATTCTCTCTACTTCCCTTGCTCTCTCTTCCCTTACTATCTCTCTCTTCTCCCACTCCTTCCTCTCCAGCTTACCCCCTGTCCAATACCCAGAGAGATAAGCCAGAATTAAGCCTATAGAGATAATCCCTAGGGTTCTCATACTTCAACCAATCCTACATCGTCCCATTCCAATGAATGGGGGGTTTCCCAGTCATTATTTAGAGCCGCTTGTGTAGGGGAAGGTAAGATAGCTTCAGATACATTAGGTGTATCAGGAGGGTTGATATAAGTCATCTGATTAGGAACATTATATGAGATGCTCCCATTCTTAATTTGCTGCAACACTATAGTGATCTCATTAATCTTATCTGTAAGGTTTTTGATATTGTTTTCCAGAGCATTCACTCTGCTATTCACTTTGTTAATTGTGTTGCTATTAGCTTGCACCCTTGTCTTGGTTTGATTAAGGGCATTGTTGGTACTGATAATGTTGGTACGAAGTCTTTCTACATTAGTCTTGAGTACGGAAAGGTTAGCTACATTCTTATCCACCTGTTCTTTAATTTTGTCTGAACGAGTAAACTCCTGTGCAGACATGTACCAAAGATACCCAATCAATCCTTCAGGGTTAATCAAACAAGTTTGATCTGCCCCCGTATAGGTAGCAAAGTCAAGATGCTCTCTTACCTTCTCACTATCAAACATTAACCATTTGGTTTCAGAGATATCATTCTTTCTCTTATGGAACCAGGGATGTAAGACACTCCTAACCACTTCTCTAGCGTTTTTATGGTTAACAGTACCAAAGTAGCTAATGAAATCAATTTCTGCTCTGGAGTTGTTCCAAAAGTATTCTTTACCAATGACGTTCATGATTGCTCCTTAAGGATGCTTGTATGGGAGTTATGGGAGTATCTATGATGGGTAGATGACAGAAAGAACACTACACCTACCATAAAAAAGAATTGACGACTTGACTCTATGAGTGGGGTAGTCAAGGTCCAGTAAGAAGCTACATAGCAAGTACATGAACCTATGAGGGAAAGAAGTCCTATTCTTCTGAGTATGTATCGAGTCTTATGAGGTAAATGGGAGATTGCATTCAATCGAACCAGACATGTATAGATAACGTAAATGTCCATACAGATGTAAATTAACTCAAGCCAGCCTATAGAAGAATATTTAGTCAACATGGTCAATCCTTCTTTAGCTTAGGGTTAAACTCTGTAATCAGAGTTTGAAGTCTGGAAATAACTGTAGGTAAGAACCAACGAGTCATGGCAGAGATTAGCAGAACAAACAAACCCAAGTGTTGCTTAGCCCAAGTAAGGTTAAGAGCTTCTGCAGCCAATAGACCTAAGGTAATACCAAAAATAGCAGAAGATAGGATTTGAGTTAAAGCTTCTCTCTTGCCTAACTTTGTTTCCCCAAAGCATAAAGATGTCCCTGAACCTAAGAGAGCAGCAATGAACACAGTAACACTGATATTCAAATGTGTATCTGAAATCAGAGTATTAGTTGCTATATCTGTACTTACACCAAGAGCCACAGAAGTAGCTGTAATCTTAAACAAGTTAAGTAGATCAAAGTGCATCATATACCCCTGTCTCATATAATTTGATTTCTATCTTTCTCCTCCTCTCAAGTCCTCTCATCACTTTACCTTGACTCTTATTCCATAGCATCCAAGAAGCAGCTAAAGTTCTATTAAGCTTCTCCCCATTCACAATTCTTAATACACTACTCCTGTTGAACCCTGCAATACCAATGTTAAACATAAAGATCAATAGAGCATCTATTTGATGAGGAAGTAGGTCTTCAGGTTTAACCATCCGGTTCAAGTTATCTTCAAATAACTTAAGGTCTTTCCTCAGAAGTTCCTGTGCATCTTCTTTCGAAATTCCTTTCCTGTACTTATCCCATTGCTGATAAGGGATGAGATGCCCATACCCTACAGTAGCTCCTCTAACCCAATTAGCAATAGGTCTACCTGTTTGGTCATCATACGGATGTTCTCTGAATCCTTCTAAAACACAAAGGAGGTTCAGCCCTTTATCTGTAATATTCATAAGTAGTATCTACTAAAAACATCAGGGGTTAAGTGCAGGTCATCCACTGCTTCATTGAACCGGAGGATAAGATAAGGTAGTTCCAACTCTAGACCTGATACAAACATGATTTCTTTCCCTGGTTCCCATTTATCATTCTCTGTTCCAATCACATAAAGAGTTCTATTGATTGGAGTTGTTGGGACTACTTTTGAATTATTTGTATGTAAGTAAACTGGAACTAGGTGGTGGGTAAGGTCTTTGAACGTAATAGTCTTATACCCTGTATTTCTAAAGATATGCTCTCTCTTATCAGGGATAGCTATATCATCAACCCCCCATACATATACATTATCTAGATCAGGACCCAAAGGAGTGTATTCGAGTAGATCGAATACTCTGTGCTTGACTAAACCCAAAGTATCTGGACTAGAAGGTGGAGGGTTCATTTCATGACCTCAAGGAAACGTATAAGGAGGAATGTATTCAATCTGTTGATGGTCTGGTACTACCTTTTTATCAACAAGTAAATCCCTTAACTTAGTCAATTCATAGTCTGTTGCCATATGCTCAATCCAGTAAAGAAGGGAAGCACCAAAGCTTTCTTCAGTAACAATAGTAACATCTGCAATGCTCATCAGTAGGTTCTCTAGAATAGGTTAAGGATAGTTAGCCCTGAAGTACATATACCCCAGAACCCGCTTATGATACTTATCCAGTTGAAAGTAATCAGGTTCTCTATAAGACAGGATGCATTGAGCATCTTCACAAGGATGAGGGAAGCAATGACCATAGAGTTGAATACTATCTTTGATCTCAACAATAGCTCTGGGATCAATTCCCTGCTTCCTGTACCAGAGCCCATTGTCCTCATTCTGAACCGCATCAAATGCTTTTCCATGACCAAGCATGAGCCCAGCAAGGGGTGAGTAGCTCTTAAGCTTAGGAGGAGCCTCACAGGGCCTTACAGAGCCCTTAGAGAGGTATTCCCAAGGCTTCCTAAAGAGACTTCTAGGAAAGGCTACCCTTCTAGTGATCTCCCCATTGGTCAAAGGGGCATAGTCAAGATGAGTCACATCCTGATATGGAACCAGGGGAGTGTAGTTGTCCTTGGGGTTGAAAGGGTCTGGTACAGGTTTGGGAGGAGGAGCAATGGGGATATAGGACATGACTTGAACCTAGATGAAATGAATCTTGGTAGGGAGGTTATCTACCGGGATTCGTATGGATGCCCTAAGAGAAGTATCGACAGTAGGGTGATCTAGTTGAATCTTAAAGCACAGTGTATGAGAGGGCATTAAGGCAAACTTCTTTTGCTCATGCTTATCAATAGGGTAAGGGGAGTACGAACCATCTTCCTCATTCTGAGGATTGTATGTCCTATCAGAAGCACCTGATTGATAGTAGGAACCCCACTCATATAGGAAAGCATCTCCTTTATCCCCTAGAGGGGTGTCATCAGAGTATTGGTAAAAAGTGATGTCTTGGAACCAGAGGGGAAGCTCTCCTATATTGGAGATTGAGATGTATGTATCCTTAGAGGATTCTGAGCTTATCCAATGTCTGAACTCATAGGCATATAGAGGCTTACCCACCTGGTTCGGTAGAGTCATGGACTCTACCGCAGTGGGGACAATGTCTTGTCCCCAATTCCAGTTAGAGCTTCTACCTAGATAGGTCAATACCATCTTTTGTATGTCTGTATAACTCATGTTCTATGCCTTATTTAGGGGAATACGTATTCCAAGGCTCTGCTATCTACAGTCAAAGAGAAAGGATGTGAGGTTTCCTCGTTTGTACTCTGGTTCTTAATATGCATGGTTACTTGCACAGTTTTTGTTGTATTGGCAGTAGGAGCATTAACAGTAGAGATACCGAAAACAATATAAGGAGTTAGAGTAGAAATGCTTATGT